CTCTTAACTACTTACCGAGGTCCTACCGCTCGGCAAAAGCGTTGATAGACTTAACCATCACCCCTGAAGCAAACGTACAAAGTGTTTTCATTCCAAGCGGTACGGAATTCATCTCTCGTGTTGGTTCTAACACATATACTTTCAGCACAGACCAAGACATTACAATTCTTTCGAATACAACCTCTTTCGTAGCAAAGAATATTCCTGTGTACGAAGGAAATTACATTGAAGATACATTTGTCGTTGATACAGCTAACGGTTATCAGCGGTACATTTTATCCAACCCAACAATTGACACCACCAGCTTAAATGTAATTGTTAGCGAAAACTCCGGCACAAACGTATATTTTTATGAAGTGCGCAGTTCGTTGTTTGATGTGTCTTCTAACACCGCTATGTGTTTCATCCAGGCTGCTGAGAACGACAAATATGAGTTAATGTTCGGTAACGGCATCTCCGGCCGTCCTCCATCAGACGGATCTCTTATCTTTACGCGTTATAGATTGTCAAATGGAAGCGATCCAAACGGTGCATCAGTGTTCGTTCCTACAGGATCAATTGACGGGCACGCAAACGTGAAAGTCGTTACAGCTATCTCTGCTGCAGATGGTGCTGTACATGAATCGGTAGAGTCGATCAAATTTAACGCACCACGTTTCTATCAGACACAAGAACGTGCTGTTACAGCTAACGACTATAGAGTGTTATTGCAAGCAACTTATCCTGAAATCACAGCAATTAACGTATATGGCGGTGAGGATGCTGATCCTCCTCAATATAGTACTGTCGTAATTGCGCTTGCTGTCGCTGGATCTCAGCAGGTACCAGATTATAAGAAACTCGAGTACACAAACTATTTGAAGAATAGAACTTCGCTTTCTAGCGATCCTGTATTCGTAGAGCCGGTACAATTGTATGTTGATGTGGACGTTGATATTAAGTACAATACTGGAAGCACAACCAAGTCTGCTTTGGACATTGAAACAGCTGTCCGTAGAAACATTCTTCAATACAGCCAAACAAATCTTAATGATTTTGAAAAGACACTGTATTTCAGTAACCTCGTTAAACAAATTGACTTGAGTGATGGTAGTATCATTAGTAATGACTTGTATGTCAAACCAATGATAAAATTTGTACCAGCGATCAATCAACAAAACACTTACGTGCTGCGTTTCTATAATGAGATGCGTCGCTTACCTTACTCTAATCGTATTCATATCTACGAAGATGAACACACAATTAGATCTTCTTCGTTCGTCTATGAAGGGGGCGTGTGCTCTTTTGAAGATGATGGGGATGGTAATATTAGAATCGTACAGGTTTCAGGCACAAATCACCTTGTGGTTAAGCCAAACGCTGGTACGGTAGATTATAAGACTGGCGTAGTCACATTAACTAATTTTGCTCCTACCAGCTACGAGGGTAATGGTATATCTGTGTACGCTCTATCGCTGGCGCGTGATATTAAAGCGTCCCGTAATCAAATTATCAGTATACAGAGCAATGATATTGGCGTCAATGTGACAGGGGAAAGAATTCTATAATGTCGGATCTTCAAAAAATATCCCATTTAGTCGAGACTCACTTTCCTGCTTTTTATAGGGAAGAGGGAAAGAATTTTGTTGCTTTTGTTAAAGCGTATTATGAGTGGTTAGAGCAACCAGATAATCCTGTCGGAGCGTCTCGCCAGCTATTGAATATGATCGACGTCGATAAGTCCGTCGATTCTTTTATTGCTAACTTTAAACAAAAATACCTCGTTAATTTTCCGTTGGTAGCTTCAGCCAACACATCAACAAGCACGTCTTCAAATACCTCGTCTAATACATCTTCGAACGTGGTATCTTCGAACACGTCATCCAACACGTCGGTTAGCACGACAGGTAACCAGCAGTCTATCGACCAAGCCACGTTTATTAAGAAGGCTAGCGAGCTGTATAGATCTAAAGGATCACAACGCGCTGTCGAGCTATTGTTTAGATTGCTGTTCAATGAAGATATTGAGGTATACTATCCTACTTCTGATATATTCAGACCGTCTACTGGCAAATGGATGCTGCCTGTTTACATTGAGCTCTCTCAAGCATCAAAAAATAACGTATTTCCAGGCAACATTGTAAAAGGACAAACGAGTGGTGCGACAGCTGTTGTTGCTCGTGTAGCCAAGAGAACGATGTCTGGAAAGACGTTCGACGTAGCATATCTTACAAACATTGAAGGCAATTTTAAAGTAGGCGAGATCGTAACGTATGATGGATTAATTGAAGGAAGTCCTACTATCATCGGTTCTCTCAATGAAATCGTTATTGAGAATCCAGGTCAAGATTTTGAAATAGGAGATGTAGTCTCTGTTTTATCGGACGCTACTGGAAGACATGCAAAAGCTCGAGTGTTGCAAATTGTTCCAGCGACTGGTAAGATTGACTATAAGCTTCTCGACGGAGGAGCAGGTTATATTCTAGGCTCCAACGTTGTCATTTCCAACAAAGTGTTGACCATCGACAACTTTGTAAGTAACACACCATACACAACGGCGTTCAGAGAAGAAGAGGAAGTTGAGCAGAGATTAACATATGTGCCGTTCACAGCAGCAAGCGGTAGCTTTGACGCTGGCCACTTCGTGTATGGAATCAATACCGCCCAAAATCCAGATCTTATCGTCTCTGCTGGGTATGTGCTAGAGAAAAATTTAACATCTTCAACTACTGGCTGGGTGTTGGTAAATGAGCTACCTGTCAAAACAATTAACTTATCTTCCATATCACTTGCCAACACAACAGGGTCGTTCAATGTTGGCGAAGTTGTATACCAAATCAAAGCTAATACTAATTTCAGAAAAACAACTGGATATGTTCTGAAGGCTAATAGTACGGTAGCGCTAATCGATGCTACGTTCGGAGAATATACAACAGGCGAGCGACTGATAGGAGCTAGCTCCGGTTGTTCTGCTAATATAGCCTCACAATCCACCGTGAACGGGTCGTTTACAGACCCCAATATCGATACCCTACAAACAGGATTGCTGCCATCTGCAATATCTGCATTGATTGTTACCAATGATGTTGAAGATCGCTCAGCATCAGGATATGTTGTTGGCTCGAATACCCATTACCTCGGTTTGGTTAACGTAGATGCATCTAAAGCTTTCAAAGCGGGGCCACATGCGTATGTGTATGCTGTCGGATCCAATTCGCATGCCAATGTTCTTGGAGTAAGCACCGGTAGCATCGGAGGATTTGATGTTGGTAGCATTACAGATGAAGAACAGATTTATATTAACACCGACATAATTGGATCTAATAATTCAGCCAACGTTGCGTTCTTGGCAATGACAATAAGCGGCGATGGACCGACATGGTCGGGTAACGGTATATCCTCTAATGTTGGATTTGTTGGCAATGTTGCTGTAATATCAGGAGGTTCTGGTTATACGAATACTGATATTATATCCGATCCATGGTTAGGTACGATCGTGACCTTCAATGGAGGAAATCCTACATCGATAGCAAATGCCTATGTTCGAACAAACAGCTCTGGAGTAATAACTTCCGTTACTGTTACAAATATAGGCTCAGGGTATGATGTTAAACCAACAATCACTTTGAGTCACGCAGGCCCTGGTACATTAGGTACCAGCGCAGTTTTGGATCCACAAATCGATCCAGGATACGGATTTGTTAAGAATCCTAATGGAGATTTGAATAGTATCATTGATACGTGCTTGACAAAATTGCAGCAAACGGTGGGAACAATTGCATCGTTGACGAACATTGATCCAGGGTCAAATAACACAGCATCACCTTTTGTGCGAGTAATTAATCCAGCGACAGCAGGGTTCGGTAAGCGTAATTATAAGCTGAATATAAGCGGTAACACAAAGCCTTTTTCAATAGGCGAAAACTTGACTCAGCTAGTATATGATCCTGTCGTTACAATAAATGCAACAAATATGAGCGGCGCGTTTAATGCAGGTCAACGCGAAACTATCAAACAAGTACGCGCAGACGGAAATACCGTTTACGGAGAATTGTTAACAGCAACGTACAATTCTTCTACTCATACGGGCGTGTTGCGTATACGTGTAGATGATATATCAAACACATTCAACTCATCAAACACTTTCCAAGGACTGACGTCTACCTCAACAGCCAACGTTGGATCCAAGACAACTACCACGGTATCGCAGTTAGCAAAAGGCAGAGTAATTGCAAATGATGGCGCCTCAATAAACGTATTCCGGACAAGGTTCAATACATCTTTTGCAAACAACAATCAAATCTTTGGCGAAACGTCGGGTGCACAAGCAACAATCAATAGTATTGTGGACATTCCTGATTCTCCCATTTACGGTAAGAACGCAGTCATAGATTCCCCTGCTCGATCTGCTCAAGGTACTATTGGTAAAGTGGAAGTCATAGACTCAGGGTTTGCATATACGAACAGCGAAATTGTTACTCTCAAAAGCGACAACAACGTATATGTCGCGACGGGGGTTGCTAAACTAATTAGACAAGGAACTGGTGAGGGATATTGGGAAGATAACGGCGGGTTTGCAAGCTCAGATAAAGTTATACAAGACAGCGACTTCTACCAAGATTTTTCATATGAAGTTCGTAGCAGCTTATCGCTTGATCGATATGCCGATATCATTAAAGATACAGTTCATATTGCTGGACGTAAATTGTTTGGTAGCGTAGAACGTAGCGTTACAGCCGTCGAAGACATCGTATCAGAAGATTTACTGGACCGCTCATCAACCCTCGTTGTAACTGGTGGAAACAACGTTAAATTCAATTTAGGAGAAGAACTAATTGAGTTTGATGGAACGACAAAGACGGCAAATGGAACTTTGGATTCCATCATATGTTACATTGGTGTGGATGGCGCCAATACCGAAGCTGTAATTGGAAACCAATTGTCATATCCAACTTTCTTCAGCAACACGAGCTCAGGAAATATTATTGGTGTGACGTACGATTACAACGCCAACACAACGACCATAGCTGTAGACAATGTAAGTGGATTGTTCCCATCAGTTGGCCAAGTGCAAACTAGGTTCGATCGTACGCAGCTTGCTTACAATTTAACATCGTATGCTGTTGGTAGCGGCGATCCAATCAACTTCCAATATCAAGAAGTTGTATACCAATCGAACGGAACTGCCAACGTTGGTGTAGGAAATATCACTTCCTCGAACAGCACTCACTTGATTGTGAAGCCAGCCACTAAATTGCTTGTATCACATATTACCGGCACCATTGCAGTAGGTCAAACGATATATCAGCGCGACGATTCTTCTTCGCCAAACAATGCCGTAGGGGTTGTTGGTATGTCCAATTCGACCGTTGTTGAAGTCATAGATCCAAGAGGACAGTTTGTTTCAGGTAAAATGGCATTCACGATATCGGGAAATGCCAGCATACTTGCAATCGGTGGCAAATCTTCGTTGTTTACAAGATCCAACACCGTCGTGTTATCTATCGGCAATTTGTCAGACATCGGATTCCAAGACGGTGAAATCTTGCGTCAGCCTTCCACAGGAGCGCAAGGATATGTTAATATCGGTAACACCTCGACCGTTAGTGTGGGGAATACCTCAGGCACGTTCAATCCGTCTTCAGGTCCCGTCATAGGAATGACATCCGGAGTTCAAGCAACTGTGTCTCGTGTGAATGGCCCATTCTCGATATACGGCTCAACTTCTGGCGCTAACGCCGTCATCACAGCAATTGAACAAACCAGCGTAGTTACAACACTCGCGATCAACTCAGGTATTGGCGCCCTAAATACATTTGGAGTCGCTAACGTTTCGGGACAGTTTTTGTATAACAGTACTGTGTTGGGTGCAAATTCAAGCGCTAACGCAACCATTGTTTCTGTAGAAATCCAAGCATACTAAGATGAATTTAATAACACGCAACCTTCGTCGGCAAGCAGCACAACAATTTATAGACAATATCACGTCCGGTGAGGACGTGTATTACGTTTTTATTGGCCGTCCTGATCCGTATGCAGATGATAACACCCCTCCACAGCCTTACGATACGGTCCAACAAATAAGCACAGACGCTTATCAATCTATGATTGCCGGCCGCCGAGTTGGTGTGAATGATGCAAAGTTAATGGTACCGAGATACAACTGGACAGCAAATACAGTATATGCTGTTTATTCACATGATGATGTTGAGTTGTACGACAAGCAGTTTTATGTGCTAGTGTCGCAGGGTACAAACCACTCGATCTTTAAATGTTTAGATAATAACAACGGAAGCCCATCGAGCGTCCCTCCGGATGTTTATTCAACTTCTCCGCAAGATGAGGAATACAGCACAAGCGATGGTTACAAGTGGAAGTATATGTACTCCATTGAAGATTCTGTGTTTAAGAAATTCTCTACTCCTCGATTCATTCCCGTAGTTCCAAATGCAAACGTTGTTGCAAACGCAGTGTCTGGGACAATCAGCCACATTAGTATCCCATATCAAGGATCTCATTATAATTCATATGGCAGCGGCGTCATTCAAGTTAGTGCGGTAAATGGTGATGCGACGGTATTCCAAGTTGAAGGAAATAAATCCGCAAATACTGACTTCTTCAAGAATTGTGCATTCAAAATTACAAGCGGAGTTGGAGCGGGACAGCAACGATTGATCAGTGAGTATGTTGTATCTGGAAGTTTGCGTAGTGTAATATTGACGCAACCTTTTGATATATTGCCTGACGTATATTCCACGTATGAAATTTCTCCTGCCGTTGTAGTAACTGGAGATGGAGATGGTTTTGTTGGCAGAGCGTTAGTTAACGCTGCAAGCAGTAACTCCATTTATAAAATTGAGATTACAAACCAGGGTAATTCTTTCACTTACGCTACTACTACAATTCTAGCTAACACTGGCGGCACTTCTAACGCTGCAGTACTGACTCCTGTGTACAGCCCTCCAGGTGGCCATGGATCTGACGTAGCTGCTGAGTTAGGCGCTCGTCATATGTGTGTAAGTGCTAATTTCAATGCTGATGATGTAGATAACAATAACAAATTATTGGATGCAAACGATTATAGAAATATTGGTTTAATTCGCAATCCATTATTGTCGAATGTCGTAATAACTTATTCTTCTAGCACGACAGGATTTGCTGATGGGGAAATTGTTACCCAAGCGGATAGTGGAGCTAGCGGTGAAATAGTAAGAGTCACCGAAACTACACTCAAGCTCACTAACGTATCGAAATTTTTTGGATCAGGTAATAGTTCTTATAACCTAATACATTCAAGTGGCGGCGTGACGGCTCGAGTTGATAGTGTCGCTGGACCAACGACCTACATAGATCAAACATATAAATTAATTATCGATAATCCTGCAGGGCAATTTCAAGAAGATGAATTGGTAACGCAGGGCAGCCATGCAAATGGCATTATGTATTTTGCTAATAATACAGTGATGAGGATTACCGGTAAAAAAGGAGTAATCAACGTTTCTGATGATGTTGTTGGTACGGTTGAAACAGTTACAGGCACAACCTCCTCTTCCACATCTAAAGTAACAGACGTAGTCGCTGGTGATTTGGTGCCCAATTCGGGTCAAGTGATGTACATTGAAAATGTGAAGCCAGTTAAAAGATATAATCAACAATCAGAAACATTAAAGTTGATATTGCAATTCTAAGAGGAAACTATGGCATTAGAGCTACAAGACGGCACATTAAACGAATCCCCATACTTTGACGATTTCGCGGAAGATAAAAACTTTCACCGCGTGTTGTTCAGACCTGGAGTCGCAGTACAAGCCCGTGAGCTGACGCAATTGCAAACTATTTTGCAAAACCAAATTGAGCGTTTTGGTGAAAACATCTATAAGACTGGTACCGTCATTAAAGGATGTACTCAGTCATTCGACTCGAACTATCAATACGTAAAAATTCTTGACAATCAAGTTGATGGTCAGCCGTGCAACATGAGTCTGTATGCAAATACGCTTGTCGTTGGTACAGCAAATTTGCGCGCGTATTCCGTCAATGCTGTGACTGGTTTGCAAACCCAGAATCCAGATTTAAATACACTATACGTTAAGTATTTAAATACAGGCACTTCAGGCGAAAAAACATTTGCGTCCGATGATGTTTTGACAATCTATCATAGAGACCGGCGCGTCGAGTCAATCACTGTATTGCAAGGCGGTTCAGGATATTCTAATACAGATACGGTCACATTTACAGCTGCTGGTACAGGCGGCTCCGGTGCAGTTGGAACAATTGTAACATATGCGAATGGTACAATTAAAGAAGTACTGTTGAACGAAAAAGGATCAGGGTACGTCGATGTACCGACAGTTACTCCTGTTGGCACATCTGCAGGTCAAGGAGCTCAGCTAACAGCTACAATTCAAATTGCTCAGTTGACTGTTGCGGGTAATTTTTACACAGCCCCAGTAGGTGCCGGATATGCTGTTCGCGTAAGCGATGGTATCATTTTTCAAAAGGGACATTTTGTCCGGTTTGAAGGTGGCACTGCAATTGCTGCAAAGTATAGCACTGCACCAAACAACGCCGTAATTGGATTCTCCACGACTGAAGCAATTGTCAACGCGACAAGCGACGATTCGTTGTTAGATAACTCTACAGGATCTTTGAATTACAAAGCGCCAGGAGCTCATCGTCTCAAATTGACACCTACATTGGTTGTAAAGACCAAGCAAGAAGCTTCCTCCAATAATAGTTTCTTCGGTATTGTAGAATTTGAGAACGGTCATAAAGTACGTCAGTCGGAAGATACGCAATATAATGTTATTGGTAATCAAATGGCTAAGCGCACATATGAGCAAAGTGGCAATTATGTTGTCAGCCGGTTCCCAGTAATAACAGAACCAATATCAGGTAACACAACACACATTAATGTTGCTGTGGGAGCTGGTACTGGATACGTTGATGGTTTCCGTGTTGAAAACTTAGATAACATTCGCGTACCATTGCGCAAGGCAACGGACGTAACAACCGATTACGGTCAGAGCATCTCTACCAATTACGGTAACTATGTTTTGGTTCAAGAGATGGCTGGTTCATTTGAAGCGAGTGCTGGGGTCAGTGTGTCTCTAAGAAGTGCAGCTGGCCAAAACTTAACTACAAACGTTAATGGCACACCGAACGGATCAAGCGCTGGATCGCAAATCGGTACTGCAAAAGTACGAGCAGTCGTGTATGAAAGTGGAGACGTTGGTACTCCTACATGCCAGTATAGACTGTATTTGTTTGATATTCAGATGTCGGCTGGCAAGACATTCGGTGACGTCCGTGCAATATCTGTCGCGGGGGTTGCATGCGCTGACGTGGTATTGAACGCATTCAGTAAAGCTGAATTACTCGAGCCAGGTTACAGCTCTCTCGTGTTTAATCTTGGTACGCAAGCAATCAAGCAATTGAACAATGAGAATTTTATTTACAGAGCTACAGTCTCTAGTCAAGACCGCTTCTCTACATCGGGCGTTGCAACAATTGAATTGGCCGGTGATGAAGAGTTTCCTTACACGCCAAGCTCTACACTCAACAACACACAAGAGCGCGATTTTGTTATCATTCCTACAAATTCGACATATGGCGGCACAAAAGCAGGCACCGTGCAAACGTTTGGCAACACTACCATTCAAGCTAACACTGGGTCTACTACAACGTTTTTGACAGACTATAATGCTGGTGAATCGATTTATATTGGCGGTAATTATCGAGTAATTACTCGAGTGATAAGTGACACACGTCTAGAAGTATCCTCTAGCATTGGTGCCGGAACAAGCCAAGCACACAGAATTGGATTCCCTGCGTATGTTCCAGTCAACACATTTAAGCGAGTTGGTGCCGGAATCACGATTGATAGTACTGGAACGATTGCAACTATTAACTTAGGTACTACTGTCGGTACATTGAATACTGAGATGGATGCTGTCATCCATTACAATTCTAAAGTCGCTGGGGGCAACATTCAAGTTGGCGCACACGTTACAAAAGGCATAACAAAGAATGCCTATGTTAAAATATCAGGCGCTCAACTTGCAACTAATCCAAACGGTCCTTGGTGTCTTGGATTGCCTGATGTTCACAAAATTGTTGGCGTATACAAAGGCACTAGCACCACATACAACGAAACAACCGATATTACATCGTCGTTTGAATTAGACAACGGTCAAACCGATAATCTGTACGGACTTGCCTTCTTGAATAAGAAGTCAGGTATAGGAACTATTCTTTCCAGCACTGATAACTTATTAATTAAGTTGGATGTATATACTAGATCCTCTACAGGATATTATATTTCTGCAGAATCCTATCCAGTTGATGATGCTACTGTAACGTTGCCAGGAAACAAAATTAGAACTCAAGAGATTGAGTTGTTTAATTCTTCTGCAGCTGGTAAGTTGTTTGACTTGCGTGATTGTATTGATTTCCGTCCAGCGGCTGCAAACACTGCAGCTATCTCAACGACAATTGCTGGCGCAACGATCAACCCAACATACTCAACGACATTATCATCGGGCACGAAATATTTCCCTTCGCCGAACCAAACGTTCCAAGCAGACATATTATCCTATATGCCTCGCATGGATAGAGTCACGTTAGATTCTACAGGACAAATTCGAATTGCTGAGGGTACCCCGTCTAACCGTCCATCAGCTCCAGTCGAGCCGTTAGGTTCGATGACGCTAGCTATTGTTAGTGTTCCTCCATACCCAACGCTAGCTCAATCTGAGGCACGTAACTATAAACGTCCAGATTTGATTACTAGCGTGTCGTTGCAACAACAACGTCGGTACACAATGAAAGATATTCAAGACATTGAAGGCAGAATTGCCCGTCTCGAATATTACTCATTATTGAATACCCTTGAGCAACAAACTAAGAATATTGTAATTCCTAGCGAACTCGACGCTACTATCGATCGTTTTAAACACGGCTTCTTTGTTGATCCATTTGACGATTATAATATCGCCAACGTAAACGATCCAGAGTATCGTATGTTTATTGATGTGTATAACAGCGAAGCAAGGCCTGTTATCAATCAGTATGATGTGGAGTTAGAATACGCCGCATCTAAAAATACTGCTAACACCACGTTAACGGGCGATCTAGTCTCATTGGCTTATACAGAGATTCCTTTTGTAGCACAACCATTTGCAACAAAGGTCCGTAACTGTGTGGAGAATGCTTACAACTACAAAGGCAAGCTGTTTACTTTCCCACAATATGATAACCAGCCTGATACCAAAGTATCTCCGCAGACAATCGATGTTGATCTTGCTGGAGCATTGGATCCACTTGTCAGCTCTATCAACGACGCATTCGATTCGTTGGGCGGTAAGGTAACTATCACCAATACATCTACAGCAGAAAACCTTCTGCGTACCAGCTCAAGCCGTGGCAACGGGGGAATAACGACCACGAACGTGTTTGACCAAACAATCACTTCTACCGGCACGTTAACCAAACAATCGATCTCTGCTACTCAAGGTACTACTACCGAAAAGATTGGTGATTATGTCACCAACTTCTCACTACAGCCATACATCAGATCTCAAGCAATTAAGGTCGTGGCTGTAGGATTGCGTCCAGGAGCTCGCCACTATGTGTGGTTTGACAAGAGGGATGTTTCTAGCTTCTGTCAGCCAGCTACTGTATCTTCCACAACGACTTTCAGCGAAGATGGTTTCTTCGTAAAAGGTGCGGTCGGAGATGCTTTGTATGCTACTGAGCAAGGTGTTGTTTCTTGTGTATTGTATTTGCCAGCAGCAACATTCCAAGTTGGAGAGCGTGAAATAATTGTATTAGACGTCGATAATATCGAGTCTCAAACAGCAGCTGTGTCCAAAGCAATTGGTGCATTCAGTGCATATAATTTCTCTGTCGAAAAACAAGCTCTCAGCTTGAATACAAAAACATTCTCTTCTGTTAAAATGACTGAAGAGATCACACCATATACTTCTACAACACGAGGTACCGTCACTCGTACTTCGTTTGTTGCAATTCCTCCATCTGACCCAATCGCTCAATCGTTTAAAGTGCAAGGTCCAGACAAAGGAGTCGATGGGGTTGTTGCGACAAGCATCGATTTGTATTTTAGCAGAAAAGATGCCGCTCAAGGTGTAGTTGTTGAAATACGTACAGTCAATTATGGCATCCCAACTACAACTGTACTTCCAAACGCAGTTGCTCGTTTGCCTGCCTCTATGGTTAACGTGTCAGATGATGCGAGCGTAAAAACAACATTTACATTTGACTCTCCTGTATACCTCAAAGCAGATACAGAGTATGCATTTGTGGTGTATCCAGAAGCTGGTTCACCAGAATACTTACTATGGACTGGTGAAGCAGGGGGCATCGATGTTACTGATCCTACGCTAGTTAAGAAAAGTGACTGGGGTCTTGGTGCCATGTTCTTATCTACCAACGGATCTACTTGGTCAGCATATCAATTTGAAGACGTTAAGTTTACATTGAATCGTGCTAAATTTACAAGCACTAGTGCAACCGCTACCTTGACGCCAAACGCATATGAGTTCTTGAAAATCCAAGGATTAGTAGGCAGCTTTACGCCAGGTGAAGTAGTTGCTCAGAAAGCTCTTTCTTATGGTACTGGCATTGTATACGCTAACACATCTAGCAGAGTGCTGAACGGGTTGAATTCAGCCTTCACAACATATGTGTCGTTGAACGATAGAATATTGATTACTTACGGCACAAACAAAACCGTAGCTCGTCAAGGGTATGTTTCAGGAGGCACTTCTTCTGGCACGATTACCGGTACTGGTACGCAGTTCTTGACGGATTATGCTGTTGGGGACTATGTGCAGATAGGTAACTATATCCGTCAAGTAGAGACTGTGTCGTCAGATACATCTATGGCTGTCAGCGGAGCGCTAGGTGAAGTTCTCAGTGGAGCAAGCCACTATGGTATCGATCCAGCATTCTGTGTTGCTAAGGTGTTAAATATTGGTTCAAGTACTCAAATTACACTCGACACATATCCTCCTTTAAATTCAGGACCAACGGATTCAATTATTGCAAACTATCAAAAAGTAGTGAGCGGTATTGTGAGCAACCATAACACAAGTACTGGAATGTTGACCGTCAAACAATCGACGGCTGCAAATAGTAACTTCCGCTTCGCTACTGGTCGTGGTGTTGTTGGCTCTATATCTCAAGCACAAGCAACGATAACGTCCGTGGAAGATGTTAATGTGAGCTACATTGAGCCCCACGTACAGACATTTATACCTCCAGCCACTACTACGACATTTGATTTGCAGGTAATGAGATCATCTAACAACCAGATTGTTAGTATTTCTGGCCAGCAAGGCACTGCCAACAGAATTCCATTCACTGCAAAGCTGCGTAGTAGATCGAATGAGATTACAGGCACCGCAATTGATGACTCGTTGATCTTCTTGCAAAACATTAATACTGCAGAAGAGGCGCTGTCTCCTCTAGTTGACGTGAACCCTGGCTCAATTGTAATTATTGAAAACATTATCGATAATTACACAGCGTTTACACAAACTGCTAACACGTTTAGCAATACGTTGTTGCAAACAACGACAACTAATGTGACGCTTGGTATGGGCGTGCAAGGCCTTGGTATAGCAGAAGGTACGATTGTTACTGGTATCAATGGTGCCAACGTGACACTATCGATTGCTGCAGCACGAACCGTCGATAGCGGTACTGTAAGATTTACATCGAATGACAACAAGCGTTATGGTATTTCGAAAAACAGATACATCTCCAAACGTCTTGCGCTTTCCGATGGAATGGATGCAGAAGATCTTCGCGTATTGATAACCGCATACAAGCCTGATTCTACAGACGTGGAAGTATATGCTAAGATATTAAACGGTGTGGATGGTGATGTGTTTAACGATAAGGACTGGTCTAAATTGGTCCAAGTTACAAACAACGGTTTATACAGCGATTCGTTAAACCCAAATGATTATAGAGAATTCGAGTACACCTTCGATAGCTCTCCTCCTGCTGTAAATATTACGGGTACTGGAAGAACTGATGTAAGTGTAAACGCTTCTAACACTACACTAGAAGGGTTTGGTACAGAGTTCGATTCTCAGTTGTCAGTAGGAGACACAATCAAGTTGATCAGAACGACTGATAACGAGTTGTATGATGTTCGTAGGATCGCTTCTATAACAGACTACAACACCATTGTTCTTAACCAAGCTCCATCTTTCACTGCTGACGGAATAGTGTTGCAAAAAGTACTAGAGCCTTATACTGCGTTTAAGTACAAGCACAATGATGGTATCGTTCGCTACTATAATGATGCAGGTGCATATTTTGATGGTTACAAATATATGGCTATTAAGATCGTGCTGCGTGCGGCTACAAGCGCTGTAGTACCAACTGTACAAGACATCAGAGCAATCGCAATTTCAGTATGATGCAACAACAACAGATTCGCACTAATGTAGAAGGACTATATCGAGACATGGATTCTCTCGGTCTAGTCAATAATAATGCGGAAGCGCTGAAAGGGTATAAGATTCAGCGCGCTAAGCAGTTGGAATTAAACACACTAAACGACAAAATGAACCGTTTAGAAGCGGAACTAAATATGATGAAACAAGCAATTAAAAAGATAGGTTTGTAAAATGTCTGTACAAATAGCAAACGTCAATCCTGCGATCAATTCGTTTCAGAATTGGCTCGATAAAACAAATCAAGGGTTGTATGTAATATCAACACAAGCACTTACTGCTGAGTTAACTACTGCTGGGTCAGTTACCACCGGCAATGCGGTACTGCAAGGTATCTTTACGTCTAATACCGTAACGATTGCTAATACATTGAGAGGTGGTACAATGACTACCTCCAGCAATCTTAACATTAGCACAAATACAATTATTAGAGATGCTAGTGTATTTTATTTTAACAATACTAATATCAATGCTGTTAATAGCAACACATACGTAAACACTTCTGTGATGTATATCACAGGTGGGTCTGCAAACATCAGCTCAAACGTATCGTTCTCTGGCAATACAATTAGTATTACTAGCAATAACATTACAATTGCAGACACTACGTCTAAATTTCAGGTGTCTAGTGCAAATGTTATTGTACAAGGAACAAACACTTCGATATCATCCAACGTTACTGTTGGAGGAACAAATACCGTATTTGATTCAAACGTATTCTTCAACGGCACCGTCAACTTTGATGGGGGATTGACTGTTGTTGGTACAAGTACGTTGAGAGGCGATGTCGTTATCGGTAACACCGTTGCTAATACGGTCGCTATTAAAGCGTCGGTTAATACAAGCATTATACCCGACCAGGATAACCGTAGGGATTTGGGAAGTGAAACAAAGCAGTGGGCAAATCTTTACGTCGTTAATATCAAGGCTACTGGTATTGACTATGAAGGCGATCTTGCATCCGTTAATGCCATTTCAACGAATACAATTTCCGTTGGAACCTTTACGGAGATGCGTTCATTCAGTAATGATAATATAGGAAATGCAAACACCGCGGGTGTATTTGATCCTGTTCCTGTATTCACAATTGAAAAAACAGTAGCACGATCTCTTAAATTGATTGTGCAAATGAGAAACACAACAATCAATACGTGGTCGACGTCAGAAATGTTGCTGGTTCATGATGGCAGTACACCATTCGTTACGACATATGCCACACTAAGCACAAACACAACAGCAAATGCGTATGTCTATACAGCTGATATTAGTGGCTCTAATGTACGTGTCCTTGTGGCACAACCGACGGGAGCTCCCAACTCCGCTGTTGTCGGTACTGTTCAGTTTATAAAGGTGTAATAAATGACACAAACAAGATTTAAAGTAGAAGATGGTCTGCTAGTACGCGGACAGGCAAATATTACTGGTAATACTGTCATTGGCGGCACTCTAAAACTAGAAGCAAATGTTGTATCGGGCGCAAACGTTGGAGGAAACATCCATCCTACATCCAACGTGTCGTATGATATGGGTACAGCAGCAATGCGCTGGAGGAATGCTTATTTTGAGCAGGGTAAGTTTTCGGATACTTTAGAAGTTACAAATAAGTCCAGTCTTTACGGTGGTGTATACTTAGAAGCCAACGTCGAATTTAAAGCTAACGGTTATAGTATTGGCAACACAACAGCGACTGCAATAGTTTATTCCTCTAATACGTTTATATACGATACTCTCAAAGTTGCTGGCACATCTGGTGATCCATACTTGCAGGTAAATTCTACCTCCGTGGCTATGGGAAGTAACTTAGCCCTTGGTGGATCAAAGCTAAGCCTCAAAGGAGGGGCGATGGCTGTGTTTGTCAGTAACAGCACAAACTTTGATATATCGACCAACTCAAACTCTCCGACGGCAATTGACGATACTACGACTGCGTCAAACTATAAGCTGGTAAGATACACAATATATGCAAAACGTATCGACACAGCAAAGGTTCAATCCTCCGTTGTGGTATTAATGTGGGACGGAACAGATGTATATTTAACTGAACACAGCGTAATGAGTAGCGATACAAACGGTGCACCATTCATGACATACAGCGCAGCAACTGGTACTGGCGTATATCGTTTAGTTGCATACGCTGCAAACAATAAGATTGACATATCATATATAAAAGAAATGATTGTTTAATTAGTGGAAAGGGAAACTAATGGCAATAAACAGTACTAATTTTAGAGTCCGCAACGGACTTCACGTGACTGGCAACACATATGTTGGTGGTCTTACAACACTCAATGATGACCTAACTGTCAATAGTGATGGTGTAATTGATTTTGAGGGAGCAGGCCCACATACGTTTAAAGGTAACACAAACTTTGGCTCAGGCACGTTGTTTGTCAATGCTACCAACAAACGCGTAGCCGTCAATGCATCAGCAACAAGTACGGCGTCTGATACAACCGACTGGGCCTTTGAGGTTACCGGTAAAACTAACTTTTCGTCTAGTATTAAAGTTGGCGGTACTTCTCAGTTTAATGATAGCGTCACGGTAGGAGTTGATGGTACTCCAAAGACCCTGACCGTATGGGGCGATACTACTCTCAAAACGAAGGCTACTATTGGCGGTAACTTGACAGTTAGTGGAAACTCAATCTCCATCGGTAGTGGCACGACACCAAACACTGTGATTGAAGGTAATGTTTGGATCAAAGGCACTATTAAGACCGGCGCGGAAGGTAATTATTATGATTTAGACGATTTGAATACAGCGACAGGTTCCGTTCCTGTATTAAAAGTGTATAATGTTGCAGGTACTAAAGTATTTCCGTAATAATTGGAGTGGTGAATGGTTCAACCTGTACGTTTAAAAGGATCTGAGACTTCTGGTCCGGGATCAGATAATCCAAGTCTTCCAGCAGGCATATCGGTGTATGCTCTGCAAGAAATGTCGTCTGCAGAAATAGGGGACGGTATAATTTATAAGTTGCTAAAAGAGTTTTGTACAGTAGATACGACTACTCCCAAAACAGGAGACTTAACGTTACTTGATACTGTAGGAGACAAATCAACTACACTCACTGGCGACTATGTTGATACTAATCGATCAAAGGTAGTTGGTACACGTGGAGACACTCAAACAATATCTGGCACAACTTCATCCTCTACCTCCGTCTATCAAGTCCTTAATGCTGTAAGCGGTACAGTTGTTCGACCGTTGTATTATGATAGTGGTGGATTGTATGAGATGACCGACCAGCAAATACTTGATACTATTATCGATCCTGCTCTCGACAGAATGACGAATAGGGGTCTTGGATCTTACCACATGAGTGTGGGAACTCCTGTAGATCCTGGCACAGGTACCGCCTTACCAGGCACATGGACATCCGTGTTTACTCTCAAGGATACGTACCGTGGTGGAAATATAGCAAATACATCTGCTCAAGGATTTGTGGATAATACGGTTCAACCTCCCACTACTTCTGGAAAGTCTTATACAATTGCTGCTACCAACACTGATTTATCGACGACATACACGTTGTGGAGGAAAACAGAAGAGGCCTCTGTCCCATCCACTCAGTATCGTCCGCTGAAGTGGGCAAACACAGCTGAAAATGGTAAGCACATTATTGAAATGACAAATGCTGATATATTGACGTTGTTAATTCCTTTCAGAAATGAGATAGTGAACGGTAGCGGAAAAGGTAGATATCGCTTCCAGTCAGCGGCACCTTCGACTGGAACGTGGGCGAGACGTGGTGACCGAATTCTCGATCTATTAAACGTCGTTGGTACTGGATATTATCAGTGGGGGTATGCTCGTTTTTATACTGGAGCGTTTACCGGATATTATAATAGTACTTACACGGGAACATATACCAAAGTATCAACGACAACGCGCACACAAAATTATGCAGGATCTAAACTCGGATTAACGCGAAGCGATCGTTACTTCACGAGATATTTTACGTCCCCGATATACAAGGATTTTGCGCGACCAGAAAGCAGCGTCGTCAATAAAAATTACGTTACCATTACTTTAGTAGCGTTTACGGCTCCTGCCATTACTGAAGCCACTCTTATAGAGAACGACGATTATTTGTATGTCAAGAGAGCAAACTAAGGATTGAACATGAATATAACAGAAGTTAAAAATGTATACTGGGTCAATGATACAAAGACACGAGTGTCAGCAATTGTAAGTTACGATGATGGTACGACAGAATTACTTTCGATTGCTGAAAGCGAGACAAGTCCGTTTTGGCAGTATATAAAAGAAAATATACCTGTGGAGCAAATAGATCAGCACACCGAGGAGGTTGCTCAGGCTACTCGCGAGAAGCGCAAACTCGATGAGTATAGGGCGCAAGAAAGAGAGATGCAATCAAAGCACAATACTCTTTTCAATACTAAGATTGAAGCGTTTGACATACCTCAAGTAGCTAATGCGTCGTCTGCACGTAAATCTAAAATAAGAAAAGCTAAGAGCGTTACTGAAGTTCTTGCTCAGGTCACGATCTGCTTATTAGAAGCTGAGAAAGCTGAACAACAGTCAAATGTATAATTCCAAGGGTTTCATTTACGGGGTAGGAGCACAAGACAGCTTTCTAAAGGCTGCTAAGATGTCTGCGCTTTCGGTAAAAGATCATTATCCAGAAGCTAATATTACTTTGTGTGCACCGCCAAGAATGGTTGATGCGGAGTGCAAGGAGATATTTGATAATATCATTAGCAATGAACATACGCCTGATAGTATCAGAACAAAGTTGTGGGCGTTAGCGAGGACTCCATATGATCTGACAATGTACTTGGACGCAGACACACAATGTATGTCGGAAGAGATTAGTACTGTGTGGGATCAGATAGAAGATCACGATATAATGTTTACTAAGATAAGGCTGTATAATTCCAATCCACGTGGCGTCGTCGATGATCCAGATTATCAATATCACGGTGGTGTATTTTTATACAACCGCAAATGTATTCCAATGATGGCTGAATGGTGGGACAGATGGCAGCGCGGACAGACTGAGTGGGATTATCCTTATACTGCTAACTTTAGACATTGGGATCAATTTTATTTGTATTATATTTTAAAATTTACAGATCACGGACTCAACGTTGGTGTATTTAAGGATGATGCTCGATGGAACAACGTGGCTGGATACTTGTCGTTTGAGCTACAAGGGAAACCAGAAATTATTAGGCACTGCACAATAGGACGCAAAAAAGAAGGTACTTCATTATGATTGCAATTGATGTTATTCCAGAAGAGATTCTGGAAGAATTAAATAATTTTTCGGATTGGTTTTTTCAACAAGACCGATCAAACTTCGTCATGCAACGTGGCGAAGAACCAATAACCCAGCAGGAAGCCGTTTCGGTCGAGTATCTACGTCGCCAGCAAGGTAAGAACTTGGAAGGGTTCCCTGTGTGCTCTGATGGAATTGATTTTAACTCCATGAAAGGGTTCGATCTTGAAAAATTCTACCCTGCAATAAGAAACGCCGACAATGCGATCAAAACATTTCTTGGAGCAAGGTCGTGCGCTCTTAAAATGTACTATCCTGCAGGAGGATTCATAGATTGGCACACGAACGCTAATGCGTTTGGTTATAATGTTTTGTTCTCTTACTCAGTCAACGGAGACGGAGCTTTCCTGTATCAGAATCCGAAGACGAAAGAGGTCGTCACAATACACGACCATCCAGGGTGGAACATGAAAATTGGTTTGTATGATGTGGATGGTGGTAATCCACTATGGCACGCTGCTTATACCCATTGCGAGAGGCTTACGTGGGGTTACATATTGGATCAGCGCGGCTGGCATAGCCTTGTAGATGAATTGGGCGTGGATCTCACGCCACTTGAAGAAATGTACAGCGGTCTTCCAGATTTTAAGATGCGCCACAAATTCAGCTCTATCCATGCATCATGATTATGTTGGGATTCCAATCCTCATCGCCGTAATAAAAGGATTGGTTAAATTTTTTCATATAGATTTCCGCATACTCTATCATTAAGTGTCGAGCTCTTGTAGGAGACGAATGAGTACGCAGCGGTAGCGTATATGCGTTCCTACCCAAATGTATGCCAGGAAATTTCTTTAGCGTGTGGGTGTTGCGTATATGTTCAAATACAAAATTTTGTTCACCTATTACTGCAGTGATATCATGTTTTTGTTTGTATGTTGATTGCCAGTGGGTAGGGTCTTTATAAAAGATATTATAAAGCTCCGTACACGTATTAGGATAAACTTTATACATTCCTCCATTAATCTCTAATGGATCGTCTTCACCTCGCCACCATCTATCGACCGCATAAAACTCGTTCTTCTCGATTGGGACGTCGAGAATAGAATCTACCTCATCATATATTGTCCAGTCTAGATCCATTATAATAATAGGATCCTCTCCTTGCACAAACCCAGGTTTGAAGAAATCAATTTTATACCACTGTCTTTCACATAATTGGTGATTAATAGGAATAACGTTGATGGTAGAATTAAAAAGATCAGGACGATCTGTATAGCAATACATCTCCACAGGCTTTGTATAAAAAACTTGCAGTTGTTGGTGTAGTCTATACACATCGTAAGGATGGTATTTCGGAAGGGTGCAAACAGTGTATACTTTCATTTCCAAAAAGTCCTTGCTGGTTCTAATCCAAGTTGTTCGTGGGGTTTAGGATACTGGTTGTATATGCAAACGCTTCGGTTTGCTCGCATAATATGTGGAGTATTATCTTCTAATGATGCTCCGCCGCTGTAAGAATATACTTGTTCTTCTTTCAAAAAAGACCACGCTTTTGTTTCGTGCCACAAGAATCTATCCATTCCTGTGTATTTTGACATATACAAGTCTGGCGAGGCGTTGAATTGATTGAATATATCGCTAGCCTGTTGCCAAAGCATTACGCTAGAGTTGCAGCCTGTATTCCGAAAAGAATTGATTTCTTCTGGATGCTTCCATTTAGATTGGATGACATGAAGATTAGGATCCCTGCTTCCTTCAAATATCCAGTCTATATTGTTGTGTATTACAACATCCAAATCGAAAAAGGCTTTGTGTGTATACGTTGAAAGTTCTTTTAAGGATAATATTTCTAATTTGAACCAGACAGGCTCGTACTTGTTAGGGTCGTCTATTTTGATGCAGTCGATTCCACTAAGAGGAACGTCCGTGTAACACACAAAATCGAATGATGCACTGCACCAGCGTTTTGTCATATTAAAAAGATTGCGCACGTACAGAGGATCGTATTTGTCGCCAACCAGCAGGCATACTATTACATTTTTCTGCATACGACCGTATACCTTTTTGTGTTGTTATCCATTATAGTCTCTGTTGCACTATGAATGGAAAAGTCTTCTCCTAAATATTCCTCAAACTCACTCAAAGTGTGAAAGCAATTAATATGGTCGGGTACGTTGAAATTATTGTTGTTTTGAAAAATGCACAGCTTATGGAAGTTGATATTTTTAAACGATTGTTTTAATAGTTCGTTATCCATGTGCTCCGTCGAGCAGTTCACGATGAGGTTGTATGGATTGGTGTTGAAGGTGAGAGCATCAGCGGTTTGGAAGGAAAATTGTTTGCAATCAATCTCTTCCCCGATCAGTTTGCACATAAAATCTCGATCAATACACGTGTATTTGGTTTGATTGTCGTGGCGCATCATCATGAATCCAACCCCATACCATCCCCCCAAAACACACACGTTACTCGACTTGGGGATGTTTTTAACAACCTCGTGTTTGGATATTAACTGGTTGTGTTTGAAAGATTGTGTAATATCGACGGCTCGCTCGGGATATTTTCTGCAAGCTCGCGCAATTCCGTCCATTAAATTCACGTCAAATAAGGGCATATAAATAAATTGTGAAACTGTTATTTGTATGTATATTTCATAAAAGAGTTGCTTATGGCCATTAAAGCTAACATTATTATAGATCAGGGATCGTCATTTTCGACGTCAATCAACCTGACAGACACATCGGAAGACGCAATTGACTTGACCGGGTTTCAAGGCGCTGCGCAGATGAGAAAACATTATACTTCGACCACTTATACACCTTTTGTGGTGCAAATCGTTCCGTCCACCGGATCTATTAAATTATCGCTATCTTCCGATACAACGGCAAATTTGGTCGCAGGTCGGTATGTTTATGATGTTGAGTTGACTAGTTTAGATGGTGTGATATCCAGAATTGTTGAGGGAATCGTAACAGTAACACCTAACGTCACTCGGTAAATATGGCAACTAATTTAACAACACAGCAAATAATAAAGGTCAAGGTCAATCCACTTGATGGCAGCCTTGTACCTCAAAACAAACAGCCTGTCGTTCTAAAAAATACCGTCAGCGAGCGTCCAAACCTCGAAAGCCTGGGCAATATTAACCCAGTGTCTGTTGGTGCACCAGGCAGCACCCTGATCTTCAACGTCGACACACAGATGTATGACGTGAGACCGCTCAAACTTGAGGACATGAGCGATGTTATTGGTACACCAGCCAATAACGATACAATATTCTTTGATAATACCTCAAACACATTCTTTTATGCTCAGGCACGTCACATTCGCGATATGCTTGATGTGGATTATGCAGGCCGCGTCAACGGTGCCGTCCTAACATACAACAGCGATACCAATTCTTATCTACATTTACCAGCTCTTAATACAACAGAGCTTGCTTCTTTTGGCAGTATTCAGCTTGGCGGCTCAGTCACCGTCAACTCGATAAGTCTATTCTCCAATACTTCCCAGCTTGGATCAGATCCAGCTGGATCGCCGTATGAACTAGTCACTGCAAAAGCAGTAAAAGACTACGTTGACAGTGTGGTAACGTTGAATAGCGGTGGAGGAGGCGGCAGTGGCGGAGCAATTAACCTCAATGGCTTATTAGATGTCACACTTGGTGGAGCCGGAGGCCTTGTCAATAGACAAGTTCTTGCTTATGATGCTACTATCAACGAGTGGGTCAATAAAGACATTCACGGTGCAGACAACAATATATGGATGACTACAAATTCGAACAACGATATTGTAGTCGCTCTATCAAACAATATTGTTATTGCTAACACGCTGACCGTTCCAAGAGCAATCATTGCTAACGCGGAGATAGTAAATTTAGTTGTATCGAACACAACTATTTTTGATAAGACTGTTGCTTTTGGAAACACAATCAGTGTTGCGCGCGCCGCAACCTTCGGTAACACGGCTTCGTTTGTTGGCACAGTTACAGCTAATGGAATTAATGCAAATGCCATTACGGTGTCTAGTATTGAATCTAATACCGTAGAAGCCAATACATTGACAATACACGGAAACGTGTCTGTAGGTCAACAGGTAAGTACAGGAAATTTAGTAGTTAATAATACATTAACCACTTCGGGCAATATTGTATTTGGGAATTCTTCTAGTACAATCAGATTTGATGCTCGGGTCGTTGGGGATATTCTTCCTCAAGGAAACAATATCCAATCGCTTGGTAGTCCGGATAATCGATTTAAAGATTTGTACTTGTCTGGTACAACTCTTATTTTGGGTGGGGTCACGATATCGACCCAAGAAGGCACTTTCACGGTTGATACCGATTCTGTACAAGCGGGGGACGCCACATTCCAAGCCAATGCTACAGTAGAAGGTAGTCTATCGGTTGCGCAAACAGCACTATTGTCTGGCAATGTTGTTATAGGCGATAGCGCTGGTGATAAGTTGACGATCAATGGTTCGCTTGCAAGCAATATAGTTCCAAACGCCAACACCACATATGATTTGGGTAGCCCAACGTTACGTTTTGCTAACGTATACTCCAACAACGTGATTGCTACTGGAGGTAGCTTTAGTGGAGATGTGACTGTATCTGGAAATCTTTACGTTGATGGTGATTTCACTCGTATCTCCGTCGCAAAGATGGAAATCGAAGATCCGCTATTCCAGTTATCGTCAAACAACACATCAGATGCTGTTGATATTGGTTTCTTCGGTAACTATAATGATGGACTAGTAGGCCGATATACAGGTTTGTTTAGAGATGCAAGCGATGGCGGTAAGTATGTACTATTTGCAAACTTACACTCAACAGCAGTTCCGACCACAACAGTTCTACGAACAAGTCCATCATTCACACTATCAACGCTTGTTTCCTATTTAGAGAGTGGAGGCTTATTCTCGGGAAGAGAATCTCTTACACTGAATGCCAACAGTTCATGGTCGGTAACGATTGCAGCAAACACATTAACGTTGAGTAGTGCGCTAGCAGTTGGCTCTGGAGGATTGGGAAGAAGCTTTGTGCCGACGAATGCGGTAATGGTTGGCAATGGAGCAGGAGCAGTTAAAACTGCCACAGCTACTGCTGATATGCAAGTGCTAAGTATAGTAGGGGGTGTCCCTACCTTTGTGTCGTCGCTAGATGCTGGTGAATATTGAAATGGAGTTATAAGTGATTGATATTTTTGTTATAAATTTGGATCGTCGGCCAGACCGGTTAGCTCACATTGAGCGCCAGCTTGCTGGTTATGAGTGGAATAGATTTCCTGCAATTGATGGAAGAGCAATTGGACTAAAACAATTTCGACTGCAGGGATGGAATCCAGATATGATCTGGAGAGATCCTTTATTAAAGAGGCCTTTAACAACTACGGAAGTGGGATGTTTCATTAGTCACTTTGAATGTTGGAATACAATTGTTAAACGTGGAAATCCAGCAATTATTTTTGAAGATGACATCCAAATAGAAAAAGCATTAAATTTAAACCAAATAGAACAGATAATGGAACAGTATGAGCTGTTGTATTTGGGATATAGGGAAATGATTGGAGCCGATTCCATAAACGAAGTTTTGCAGCGACCTAAGTACCCATACCTGCTGAGCTCTTATTGTCTATCACCTTCTGGTGCGAAGAAACTAATAAGCACCCACATTAAAACAAACGTTATACCTGCCGATGAGTATGTGCCAATCATGATTGGATATGATCATCAAGACAACCCGGACGCTAATGAAAATATGCATAAGCATGTTCGGGAATATCAGCAGTATTCAAAACTGTCTGTCGCTGCATTTAAAGACCCTTATGTGACGCAGATCTCGAGAAAAGTATTAGGGTCGGATATAGAAGGTGGAAATATTATGAATGATGCGCAAACGTATGTTATTACAGTCGCTACAGACGAATCAAAAGCTCAGATGCTAATGACATCTGCTGCTCGCTTCAACATTCCTATTGTCAACATAGGTAAGAATGTTGAGTGGAAGGGCGGAACAATGGAAGGCCCAGGCGGTGGCCAAAAAATAAATCTCGTCAAGGCCTTCTTGGCTGACTTGAAAGATAATGATAATGTTCTTTTTGTGGATGGGTATGATGTTGTAATTAACGATGACCTCACCACAATTCTCGAGCGACATAAAGATATGGCGGTAGATGTTGTGTTTGCTGCTGAAAAGACCTGCTGGCCAACACAATCTCTAGCTTCCGAGTTCCCAGATACCGGCACAGAGTACAAATATCTCAATAGTGGTCTTTATATTGGTAAAGCAGGCGCTCTTAAAAAGATTTTTGCTGATCCTATTGAAGATGCTGCTGACGATCAACTATACATGCAGAAGAAGTTTTTAGACAAACGTTTCCTTGCAGAAGCAGGAATCACGTGCGTTCTTGATTATGAAAACTATCTCTTCCAATGTCTAGCTCGAACAGGAGAAGATGTTAGAGTCAAACCAAACAAGCAATTATTGAACGTGGCTACTCGTTGCTGCCCATGCATCTTGCATGGCAACGGAGGTGGTGAAGATAAAGCGCGTTTTGAGAGAGTCACTGCTGCACTAGGTTTGGTGCCAAGAGAAATTGAGATGCTGCATCCCGGCAATCTGGAGGTCATTGGTCCTGAAGTATTGATGTTAGACTTTATGGATCGTGAAAACTGCCAAAAACTGATTGAAAAAGCAGAAGCATATGGCAAATGGGAATCGATGTATGGAGATAAGTTTCCTGGCCAGGAGTTGAGAATTCGCGTTCTCGACGTTGAATTGTTCAATCAACTTGAACAGCATTTTGCTCAACATATAAACCCAGTAATAGAAAAATACTGGTGGCCGCTGCAGATGTACGGATTGAGAGATGCATTTATTATTAAATATACTCCTGAAACCCAACGAAGTCTTGCATGCCACCATGATGCTTCGTTAGTTTCAACAATAACATATTTAAACGACGACTATACCGGTGGAGATACGTATTTCCCACGTCAAAAGTTTAGTACCGAGAATGTTCCTGTAGGGAAGATTGCTCTTTGGCCCGGGCAAGTGACGCATGGCCACGAGGGTAGGGAAGTAACTAGTGGGACTAAGTATGCGCTGGTTGTTTGGACAGCTCGCCGTCCTGGCGACATTAATTATTGATTTTGCCTTCGTATAAATATCTCTTAGAATTACAATAATTATAAGGGCGGGTAAAACCGCCCCATAAGAGGCATTAATGGCAACAGATAAGTTTATTTATCAGCATAAACGCTCATCGGAAGCTGGCAAAGTACCTAAAGGTGAAGACCTATTAGTAGGTGAATTAGCGGTCAACTTCCCAGACAAACTCCTTTTCACTAAAGATGCTAAAGGAGAAATTGTCGCTCTCTCTACAAAAGGAGAGAAAGGTGAGACGTTAAAAGGACAAAAAGGTGAAACGTGGCGGGTTGTTGCCTCTTACGATTATGTTTTACCAGAAGACCAATCGAATACAGCGTTTGCTGGAGCGATGGGTTACACTCTCGTTGTTAGTTCGGATGGCGTCACGACATATAGAGCTCCCATTATTGGATTTAACTTCAAGGGCGAAAAGGGAGTTTCTGGTAGCAAGGGAGATCTAGGGCCAGCTGGAGATAAAGGATCTACAGGACCTTCAGGCAGTAAAGGCGATACAGGTACTCCTGGAGGAGTTGCCTTCACGTATGATTATGTGCGGGTTAACACTGCTAATACCGACCCATCGGACGGTAAATTAAAGTTTAGTAACACTGACTTATATTACGCCACAAAACTATACATTCACCGCAAAGATGTATCGACGGCTGATACACAAGGGTTCTTCCAGTATGCAACAGGAAGTACTTCGGATGTATCTAAAGGGTTGTTCCAGATCTACAACAAGACTACGAACAACTATACTGTATTCAGCATAACAGGCACTGCAACCGAATATGTTCAATACTACGAGATTCCCGTCAGCTATGTTACGGGAGCTAACTCTTATTCCAACGGTTCTTCGTTCAGTGTAACATATACACGGACAGGAGACAAAGGTGAAAAGGGTGCATCTGGTTCGACTGGAGGCACTGGATCGAAAGGCGATAAGGGTGAGAAGGGCCTCGATGGTATCATCGGTGTTGACGGATCTAAAGGTCAAAAAGGCGATTCTGGCGTCAATGGCGACAAGGGTCAAAAAGGCGATAAAGGTTCTGACGGCACTCAAGGGGATAAAGGACAGAAAGGTGATCAAGGTATCACTGGTGCTGGTATCACTGGTGGTGTATTCTACAACGCCAACAATACTACTACATTCTATGTTTCTGATGCATCTTCTTTTGATGTGTATGGACTAAAGGGCGAAAAGGGCCCTGCTGGTGTTAAAGGTATAGATGGTGTAGGAACAAAGGGCGAAAAGGGCGATGTAGGATCTAAGGGTGATAAAGGATCTCAAGTCGCAAGCTCATTCTACACAGCCGCTAACGATACAGTTACGTTTGTCAATAGCGATTCGTCTGAATTTACTCTTCTAGGCGTTAAAGGCCAAAAGGGCAACAAGGGCGATAAAGGCGACGTGGGTCCTAAAGGAGAGTTGGGATTTACCGGCGATAAAGGTGATAAGGGCGGTACGGGTAGTTTCGGCGGTGCTTCGTTCGACTACACATATAGCGCAATCACAACAAACTCCGATCCTGGTCAAGGAAATATTAGGTTTAATGCTGCTACTATTTCGTCTTCGACGAGAATGTATATTGACAACCTGGACGACTTTGGTGTCTCGGTCGCAGCGTTCCTAGCAACAATTGATGATTCGACTTCTGGTATTCGTGGACATTTCAGAATGTCTAAGAAGAATAATCCAGAGACGTTTACGTTCTTTGCTATTGTTGGCGAAACTATTATATTGCCAAGCCCAGCTGCGCCTGGTTATTTCAACGTCACTATTCAGCATGTAACGAGCTCTACTACTACATTTGCTGATGGCGATGACGTTTCGATCACGTTTGCTAGAACTGGTGACTTGGGCGAAAAGGGTCAGACTGGCGATAAGGGTGAGAAGGGACAAAAAGGCGGACAATTACAATCTGCAAGTTATAATCCTCTTACCGACGTTGTTACATTTGTAAACGAGGATCAAACTACATTCACTGTCAGTGGCATCAAAGGCGATAAAGGTCAAAAGGGTGAGCAGGGCGTTAAAGGTCAAAAGGGTGAGCGTATCAACACCGCTTACTACGACGACCTCACAAACACCACAACACTAACCAATACAGACAGCAGCACATTTACTATTGTCGGTTTGAAGGGTCAGAAAGGTGAGAAAGGCGAGCGAGTATCTACAGCTGTATTTACCGATGCTACCAATACCACGACGTTCACAAACAGCGACGATTCTACATTTACTGTATTAGGACTCAAGGGTCAAAAAGGTCAGAAGGGTGACAAGGGCGAGAAGGGTGAGAGAATATCTTCTGCTCTCTATGACGACCAGACTAACACAACTACGTTTACTAACTCTGATACGAGCACGTTCACTGTCTCTGGCCTCAAAGGTCAGAAAGGCGAGCGCGTCAATCAAGGTCAGTTTGATGATAGTACTAACACGACTACCTTCACCAATAGCGATAATAGCACTTTCACTGTCGTTGGATTGAAAGGCCAAAAAGGTCAAAAGGGTGAAAAGGGTGAAAAAGGCGAACGTGTAAGTAGCGCGCTATTTGATGATACCACTAACACTACAACGTTCACTAACAGTGACAATAGTACCTTCACTGTTACTGGCGTTAAAGGTCAAAAAGGTCAGAAGGGTGAAATCGGTCAAAAGGGTAACGCTGGGGAATTTGGCGGATCTACTTTTGAATATGTGTTCAGCATTCTTACAACTGATGCGGACCCAGGCCCAGGCAACTTAAAAGTTAACGGAATTACTTTCCCGTTAAGCGATCGTATCTTCATTGATCCGGTCGATAAAAATTCAACTACTATTCTTTCATATTTGCAAACGATTGACGACTCTACGTCTGAGATCAAAGGCCATATAAAGATCAGTAACCCAAATAATCCTGCACAGTTTGTAATGTATGCAATCACAGACGTTATGTCTGTATTTGCTGGATATATTCGTGTACCTGTTGTTTATTTGTCAGGATCGGTTGCATCGTTTGATGATGCTGCATCTATTGTAGTTACCTTTGCTAGGACTGGCGATGTCGGTCAAAAGGGCCAAAAAGGTGAACGCGTTCAGTCAGCAACGTATGTTGATGGAACAAACTCAATAACATTCACTAACACTGATAATACTACATTCAGTGTTACTGGCGTCAAGGGCGATAAAGGACAGAAAGGCGAACGTGTAAGTTCCTCCGCATTTACGGATGCGAACAACACTCTTACTTTCACGAACAGCGATGGTAGTACGCATGACGTTACTGGCGTTAAAGGTCAGAAAGGTGAACGTGTCAATTCCGTTGCGTATAATGATACTGAAAATAAGTTAACCTTCACAAATACTGATAGTAGTACGTTTACGGTTGTTGGTGTTAAAGGTCAAAAAGGACAAAAGGGTGAAAAAGGCGAGCGCATTGATACTGCCGTCTTTGACAACTTAACCAACACAACAACGTTCACTAACACCGACACAACAACGTTTACCGTAAGTGGACTGAAAGGTCAAAAGGGCGAACGAGTTACATCTGTCGCGTTCGATAACCTAACCAACTCTCTGACCTTCACCAATAGTGATGCATCCACATTCACGGTTGCTGGTATTAAAGGTCAAAAAGGTGAACGCGTACAGACTGCCGTATTTGATGATGCTACAAACATTACTACATTCACTAATAGTGATGGTTCGACATTTACCGTAAATGGCGTCAAAGGTCAAAAAGGCCAAAAGGGTGAAAAAGGAGAACGTGTTAGTTCTGCATCGTTCAATGATGCTACTAACGGTCTCGAATTCACCAACAGCGATGGATCTACATTCACTGTTATTGGTATCAAAGGCCAAAAGGGACAAAAGGGTGAGCGTGTATCGACGGCTGTTTTCAGTGATATTGAGAACTCAATTACCTTCACTAACTCTGATACAAGTACCTTCAGTGTATTAGGCGTTAAAGGTCAGAAGGGTCAGAAGGGTGAGCGCGTCGCGACAGCAACGTACGATACTGCAACAGCAATCATTACTTTTACTAACTCCGACGATTCGACATTTACTGTTGAAGGTGTTAAGGGTGAAAAGGGTCAAAAGGGTGAAAAGGGTGAGAAAGGTCAGAAGGGCGAAAAAGGCGAGCGTATTCTTAGCGCCGTATTCGATGATGCTACTAACACCACAACATTCACCAACAGCGACTCTACTCAATTTACCGTAGATAACCTCAAGGGCGAAAAAGGTCAAAAGGGTGAAAAAGGATTCAAGGGTAGTAATAAAATTACGCTTGGGTCATTACCGCACTTGGATCCACAAGACGGCGATCAATGGATTGATGCTGATGATGGTAAGATATACACATACTTCGTTGATGCTGATAGCTCACAGTGGGTAGAATTTGGACGTATTGTTCCTGGTACTGGAGCATCGTCAGGTGGTCCTGGTGGCAGCAACGGCATGGTACAGTTCAATGCTAGTAACTTCCATGGCGGATCGGAGCAGTTTGTTTTTGACTCTAGCGCGTTTAGATTGACAGTCGGTAACACAACCGTCAATACATTCATTACTAAATCTCAAATTCAAACTGGTGATAGCATTACGATTGGTTCTACAGGAACAAACGCTGTACTAGCTACAGACAAGTTAACTGTGTCTAATGGTCAGTTCGGTACTCAAATTTCTGTCGGCACATCTTCGTCAAATGTCAATCTTGCTAATGCTGCCATAGCGTTTGGTAACACTACATCGAATGGTGTGATTAATACATCCATTATTCAAGTTGGTAACTCGGGTGCTCGTGTACTGCTGGCCAACACAACGACTATTGCGTTCGGTAATACGTCTGCCAACGTCATATTAGATGTTGCTGCAATAACACTAAGCACAAATGCAACTTTCAATACGTTTAATGCTAATACTACCCAAGCGTCTGCTCTAGGTGGTGCATTTGTCGTTAATACAACATCGCTTGGTATTGGTAACAGTACAGCAAATGGAAGATTGACAACAAGCGATCTTCGTATAGGAAATGCAACATCTAATGCAGTTATGAGCGCAACCGAGTTGCGTATTGGAACTGCAGCTTCTAATCTGGTCATCAGTACCTCAGGAATTGCAGTCGGTAATGATGTAGCTAACGTAATGGCAGCTAACACAACGTCGCTCGTTGCGGTGAATGGACATCTAATTGTCAACTCAACAAGTATTACAATTAGTAGTACAGCAGCGAATAGCTTCTTGCGTGTCAATGAGTTTAGTGTCAATAGTGTATTTACTGCAAACTCTACTATTGTATCGGCAAATTCTCTTATCGAGGCCAAAAAAGGTATATCGATTACCAATACTACAACAGTCGAAGAGATTGTCGAAAGAACCAATATAATTACGACTGGTGCTCCTACGGCAATCACTAACATTGACGTAAATAGCAAGGCAGTAATATACTATACAACACCCACAACAAACGACTGGATATTAAATATTCGTGGGGACTCCGTCACGACATTCAATAATATAACACAGGTTGGAGATTCCATCACCATAGCATTCATGGTCAATAACGCTACGACAGGATACTTCCCCACATCGTATCGTATTGATAACGTTGCGGTAACTCCAAAATGGCAAGGTGGTCAAGCTCCAACGATTGGTACAGGTAGTGCTATGGATGTGTATACTTTGACAATTATAAAGACCTCTGCATCTCCAACGTATTTGGTGCTAGCAACTCAAACATTCTTTATTTAATATGCCTACATTATCAACGTTTGGTGGCGCTTCTGTTAGATCGTATGGAAGAAACATACAGCAGACGCCTGCCGTCGTTCCTAAAAACGCAGTATTGTTCTTGCAGTCCACGTCTGCTACAGCACCGACAGGTTGGTCGTATTATTCTAATTGCGTTGGAATGTTTGTCAGAGGGGCTAGTAGTAACACAGAGATAGGCACCACGAACGTTGCTAGCGGAAACGTTTCTATTACATTTACAACAGCATCAGCGGGAAGTCATGGTACTGCTTCGATGGGTATTGTACAGTTTGCTGAGTATACAATGTCGACGATATACAGCTACACAATAGGGAATGCAAATCTAACTACTGGCTCACATAACCACTCTTTGACGCTTGGTGCACCTATTGATGCTGCTTACGCTCCCCCTCCTAATTATAAATTTCCTGTAGTGACGTGCAGCAGTATCAAAAATGTGCTGCCTCCTTACACAATAGTATTTCGCAAGACTGCTCCATCCTCTCTGAATTTTGTTAAGCCTACTTATTATACGGATACAGCCGCAGATAAGGCTCACTTCAGGGGGCACAATTCATCTTATTCGTTTGACCCTGCAATAATTACAACGACTGGAACATCTACTTCAGGGGGATACCACTCTCACAGAAATACAAACAACGGCCGTCCTCCATCAGGAGGTACAGCTTCTTTGTGGGGGTTTGAGCAGTATGGAGGAGCTCACACTCATGCTATAAGCATGACGTGGAGAACGTACTTAAAAAGTAAGATGCTAAACGGCTGGGTGTCGCCGTTTGAAGAAGCAATCGAATACGGTATGATTATCTTATACGGAGGTCAGCCTAAAGATTTGCCAGCTGGTTGGCGTGTATGTGACGGCACTTTGGGTACTCCAGACATGAGAGGTTATTATCTTGGGGGTTGGTACGGCCAGGTATCTGGCTCACATGATATAGTCCTTACCTCTGCACACAACGCAGAGGTAACTTCAGCGACTATTGCTAATAATACATTTCTCCACACTCACTATGGCGGTAATCGGAACGGCGATAATGCGTTCAATGCGCTTCATACCAACTTCTCTATAGACCACAATCACGGCGGCGGTACAGGGACTGCTACTATGAATAGCTTTGAACCAGGAACATGCAACCTAGCGTTCATTCAATACAAAGGAATATAAATGTCATTCATTACAATTGATTTTTATAATAAAAATATATACGTTAGGCTTAATGAAGTGAGCCACGGATTTGCAAATTTGGAAATATTTGAACTAGGAACAGGGTTTTCGCATGAATTTCCTACAGCAAAAATTGTCACCATAGAATCAAGTCGAAATATGTTCGTCGTTGAACGCGATGGTGGGGAAACAATATCTGGCAGAGATGTACCTGAAATCGCATGGTTATTTGAACATGAGGATGAGATTGTCGCTGCTGCTTTAGAGGATATTGAGCGCGGAGCCCCTTCCGTTACGGTGAGAGACATTCGAACGGGCAGACTTTTTGCGACCGATTGGTTAGTCGTGAGACACAGTGAGCAAGTTTTAATGAGCCAGCCTACCAGCCTCACGCAACAACAAATGCAAGATTTACACAACTATAGACAGTCTCTAAGAAATATACCAGATCAAGACCTATCATTGGACGGCACGGCGTACAATTGGCCAGAAATTCCAGCTTTTGTTCCGTCGTTATAAGAAGTAATAAATATACAGATAGACAGAACAACAATAATAATGTTGAAGTAGGAAACGAATGGCTCTTCTCAATTTTCCAGCAACCCCAGCGCTAAACCAAGCATATACTCTAGGTTCAACTACATGGATCTGGAATGGTGTTGCTTGGGAAATCCAAGGTCAGATTATTACTGGTGATAAGGGTCAAAAGGGGGATATTGGCCCTAAAGGCGACAAAGGTGAAGTAGGATCAAAAGGTGACATTGGTCCTATCAACGTATTCGACGTTGGTTATAACCTTTTCACTGGTAACGGATCAAACACCCAGTTTACGTTAGCGTCTACTCCTATAGACGAAAATCACACTATCGTTGTTATTGATGGTGTATACCAATTAAAAAACACCTACACAGTTTCTGGCGTCAATATTCTTTTCGATGACCCTGTATACACAGGCGCTGTCATTGAAGTAACAGTCCTTGCTGGTGGTGCTAAAGGTGAGGCTGGTACATCAGCATCGAAAGGTGACAAGGGCGAAAAAGGTCAAAAAGGCGAAAGAATTCAATCGATTTCTTACGTCGATGCAACCAATACTACAACATTTACCAATAGCGACGGAAGCACTAATGATGTAATTGGGTTGAAGGGTGTGCAAGGTAGTAAAGGTGATGCCGGTACTATTGGTGACAAAGGTCAAAAGGGTGAGCGCGTACTATCGGCAGCATATACGATTGCAAACGCTACGTTGACATTTACTAACAGTGACGCTTCGACGTTCACGGTTGGTGGAGTAAAAGGTGATACTGGTCCGACAGGCGCAAAAGGTGATACTGGATCTAAAGGCGATAAGGGTGACAAAGGAGCAGCCGTTGCTTCAGCTACCTTCAACGACGCTACCAACACCACGACATTTACTAATAGCGATAACTCGACATTCTCCGTATCCGGATTCAAAGGTCAAAAAGGCGATACAGGATCCAAAGGAGATTTGGGGTCGGTTGGATCGAAAGGTCAAAAGGGCGAAAGAATACTGTCTGCATCGTACACGGATGGTAACAATACTATATCGTTCACAAATAGCGATGCGTCTGTCTTTGATGTTACAGGCGTCAAGGGCCAAAAAGGCGAAGTAGGATCAAAAGGCGACAAAGGCGATACTGGATCTAAAGGCCAAAAAGGCGAACAAATAACAGGTGTAACATACACCGATGCAAATAATACAACATCGTTCAGCAACAGTGATGGTTCGACTTATTACATTACTGGATTGAAAGGTGTCAAAGGAGATGTAGGTAATAAAGGTGACACTGGTGGATTCGGTGGTCAATCTTTCAACTATAACTTTAACGCTGGTGTAGCGAATACCGATCCTGGTGTAGGATACTTAAAATTTAACAGCGTATCCGTACCTTCAGCTACTAAAATGTTTATTGATCCAGTCGACGCGACTGGAGCAAACACTGCTTCTTATTTGAACACGATCGATAGTTCTACTTCTACTATCAAGGGTCACTTCACAATATACGAAGCAGCAAACTCACTCAACTATGCTGTGTTTGCTATTATTGGCAACCACGCTGAATATTCTTCTCCTACTGGCTGGTTTGAGATTCCTGTTTCCTACGTTTCAGGATCCTCATTTGTGTTGGGATCTGGCAACGCAGTTAACATTGCTTTTGCAAGAACTGGCGATACTGGTGATACAGGACCAAAGGGTGATCAAGGACCGAAGGGTGATAAAGGTGAAGTTGGCGCTAAAGGCGATATTGGTCTGAAAGGCGATATTGGTCTGAAAGGCGATATTGGCGTAACTGGTGATAAAGGCGACAAAGGCCAAAAAGGCGACAAGGGTCAAAAAGGCGAGCACGTCGAAAGTGCTGTTTACACTGACGCAAACAACACAATAACTTTCACTGACAGCGGTGGAGCCGTCATTGACGTGAGTGGTGTTAAGGGTCAAAAAGGCCAAAAAGGTGATACTGGTAACACTGGTGATAAAGGCCAAAAAGGTACTGGCGGCGCTCAAGTAATATCTGCTGTCTTTACGGATGCCAACAACACACTAACATTTACCAATAGTGATACCACTGTATTTGACGTCATTGGCGTCAAAGGCGGTAAAGGCGAGAAGGGTGATGTAGAAGCTCAAGGCAACAAGGGTGATAAGGGATCTAAAGGCGATAAGGGCGATCTAGGTTTCCCAGGGTTGCAAGGTGAAAAAGGTCAAAAAGGTGAAATTGGCGCAACTGGTGACCAAGGTGATAAGGGTAATACCGGCTCGAAAGGTCAGAAGGGTGAAGGTGTTACATCCGTTGCCTTCTATGACGCAAACAATACAACGTCGTTCACTTTTAGTGATGGATCAATCGCAGAAGTTGTAGGACTCAAGGGCCAAAAAGGTAGTATTGGTGCTACTGGTGCTAAGGGCGATCAGGGCGATTCCATCAAAGGCGATAAAGGTGCTGACAGTCAGGTTGTAGGACCAAAAGGTGATAAGGGAGACGAAGGTCCTGTTGGTGTAACGGGATCTACTGGCCAAAAGGGTCAAAAAGGCGATCAAGGTGCAGATGGTTTAGATAGCACTGTTGCAGGTCCAAAAGGCGACAAGGGTAATAAAGGCGACACTGGCTTGCAAGGCGTTGCTGGCGATAAGGGTCAGCAAGGCGATATTGGTATTACAGGCGATAAAGGTCAAAAGGGCGATAAGGGTGCTATTGGTAGTACTGGTGCTACCGGTGATACTGGTCCTCAAGGTATCAAAGGTCAGAAAGGTGAGATTGGTCCTAAAGGCGATCAGATCGACACAGCTGAATATAACGATGCTGCAAACAGCCTCACGTTCACTTATCTCGATCAAACTTCCTTTACAGTATATGGTATCAAGGGTCAAAAGGGCGACAAAGGAGCTGATAGCCAAGTTGTCGGACCTAAGGGTGAGCAAGGCTTTACGGGTGCTACTGGTGATAAAGGTCAAAAGGGTGATACTGGTTCCACGGGCGCTACTGGTGCTAAAGGCGATACCGGCAGCACAGGATTGACTGGTGCTAAAGGCGACAAAGGCGAAAAAGGATCAGACGGCGCAACTGGTGCTACTGGCGATAAGGGCATCAAGGGCGATACTGGTCTTACTGGACCGACTGGTGCTGCAGGTACTAATGGAGCAAAAGGTGATAAGGGCGACAACTCTTCAATTACTCTCCAACAAGTAAATGCGACTACTAACACTACAGTTGAAACATATACAAACATCAGCACTCTTCAATTTGATGAGGATAGCGGATTTGATGTTGTCAACCCAGCATTAGGAATTGCTCGCGTTCAATTGAACAGCACGTTCAAGTATTGGCAAGTCAATGGTGTACAAAAGTTGACGGCCGTCGGCCTCGATACAGTTAACTTTATTGCTGGCGACAATATTACAATTTCTGCAAACGGTACAAGCAATCCTCAAAACATCCGATTTGATGTGTCAGGTGCAGGTCCGTACACGCGTGTCACTACGAACACAACAGTCAATTTAAACCGTTCGTATTTGGTAGACACAGCGACTGGTCCTATAACAATCACTCTACCTGCGTCCCCAGCTATTGGTGACTATATTGAGTTATTTGATGGATCGAGCTGGAGTGTCAATAACGTTACAGTTGTTGGTAATGGACATACAATTGAAAACAGCGGCAATGATGTCTTGATTGACATCAGCGGACTGCTTGTTAAATTTGTTTACTCTGGCACTACATGGCAGCTCGTCGCTAGCTTAGGTACAAAGGGCGAAAAGGGTGATACTGATGGGCCTAAGGGCGACAAAGGTGATATTGGTGTCACTGGTGATAAGGGTGATAAAGGTGATGTTGGTGCTACGGGCGTCAAAGGTCAAAAGGGCGATGCTGGCACGAATGGTACAAACGGTGTCGATGGTTCCAAAGGTCAAAAGGGTGACACTGGCGAGAAGGGCACACAAGGAGATTCAATCAAAGGTGATAAAGGTATCACTGGAGATATTGGTGCTAAAGGCGATAAAGGTGAAAAGGGCGAAAAGGGCGACCTAGGACAGAAGGGTGATACTGGTCTTACTGGTACGACAGGTGCCACTGGCGCTAAAGGCGACAAGGGGGACACTGGTGCTAAGGGCGACAATGGAATAAAAGGTGACGTGGGCCCAACCGGTACCACAGGTGCTACTGGATCCAAAGGTGACAAGGGCGATACTGGGGCTACTGGCACGACCGGTCAAAAAGGTGATACAGGTTCTACTGGCGTCAAAGGTGATAAGGGCGACACGGGCGCAACTGGCGCTAAGGGTGACACTGGCCAGAAAGGTGATACTGGAGAAACTGGTGCACAAGGCGACCAAGGTGCTAAAGGTCAAAAGGGCGAAATTGGAGCTAAGGGCGACCAAGGAGACAAAGGTGAAATTGGTTTGCCTGGATTCAATGGCACTAAGGGCGACAAAGGCGACATTGGCTTAACTGGAGACAAAGGCGATACTGGAAGCACAGGCGCAAAAGGCGATACTGGTGTTAAAGGTGATAAAGGTATTAAGGGAGATTATGCATCTCTTGATGTATACTTTGATACGTTTGTTGGTAACGGAATTCAAACAATCTTTACGTTATCAATCGCTCCTCCTGATATTAATCACACATCAGTTGTTGTTGATGGTGTAGCTCAGTTGAAGGCCGATTACACAGTTGCTGGTAGCGCTGTTGTATTCCCAGGACCTGTTCCTGTTAATGCTGTCGTTGAAGTTACTACATTCCTTGGCGGTGCTAAGGGTGACAAGGGTGCGCCCGGTAACGTTGAAGCGCAAGGTAACAAAGGCGACAAGGGCGACCAAGGCGAACAAGGTATACCTGGAACAGCCGCGTCCAAAGGTGATAAGGGCGATGTAGGACCAAAAGGCGACAAAGGCGAAATCGGCAATAAAGGCGATTTTGGTATCCAAGGGGTTAAAGGCGAAAAGGGTGATACTGGATCTAAAGGTGAGATAGGAGTTGGCGAAAAAGGTGACCCTGGTATCACTGGCGATACAGGATCGAAGGGCGATAAAGGTGAAGTAGGATCTAAAGGCGACCAAGGAACGTTTGGCGGCGCTACATTCAGCTATGACTTCTCTACCGACACCGCAAACACTGACCCTACTGATGGATGGTTAAAGTTTAATAACTCTTCACTATTGTCAGCTACAAAACTGTACATTGACTCTATCGAAGATACAAGCTACGGATCTGGTCAGGATATTTCTCCATTCTTGCAAACGATTGATGATTCTACATCAGCAATTAAAGGCCATTTCAGATTATATCAGATAACAAATCCAGCTAATTATGTAATGTTCTCTATTGTCGGAGAGCATACAGAACATTCTATGCCTGGTGGTTGGTTTGAAATTCCAGTTAGCTATATTTCTGGTACAGTCAGCTCGTTCAGCAATCATACTGAAGTTGGAATCACTTTTGCTAGAACTGGTGATATTGGTGATAAAGGTTCGCAAGGTGACAAAGGTCAAAAAGGCGATACAGGAGCTAAAGGCGATACTGGTTCAAAAGGCGACAAAGGTGAGATTGGCCAAAAAGGTGAAGTAGGCGTTGGCATCAAAGGTGATACTGGAGCTAAGGGCGATACTGGTACTGCTGGTGCTACGGGCGACAAAGGCGAAATTGGTACTAAGGGTGATAAAGGCGACACCGGTGCTACTGGTACTGCTGGTACTAATGGAGATAAAGGTCAGAAAGGTGAACTGGGATCCAAAGGCGACAAGGGTGATTTAGGTCAAAAGGGTGACACTGGAGCTGGCACAAAGGGCGATAAGGGTGAGAAGGGTATTGATGCTGTAGGTACCAAAGGAGATAAGGGTAACCTAGGCGTCGTCGATCTCACATTAGACACATTCACTGGCAATGGTTCTAATACTCAATTCACACTTTCTGTAACACCAGAAAACGAAAACTACACACTCGTTGTAGTTAACGGCGTAACACAACTAAAATCCGATTACACAATTGTTGGCAGCACCTTAACGTTCGTTGATGCGATTGCTGATGGCGCTCCTATGGAAGTTATAACTTTCGTCGGTGGTGCAAAAGGCGATAAAGGCGAGAAAGGTATTGACGGTAACGTTGAGGCTCAAGGTAACAAGGGTGAGAAGGGTGACCCAAGTACCGTAGCAGGTCCAAAAGGTGATCAAGGCGACAAAGGACAAAAAGGTGAAATTGGTTATACCGGTAACACCGGAGACAAAGGCGACACAGGAAGCACAGGCGCAAAAGGTGATACTGGCGATAAAGGCAGTGTCGGTGATAAGGGCGATACTGGTGTAACTGGCGCCAAGGGCGACAAAGGTGAGAAGGGTTCCGTCGAAGCTCAAGGTAATAAGGGCGACAAGGGTGAAACCGGCGATAAGGGATTAGACGGTAACGGCACCAAAGGTGATAAAGGCGACAATGGTGAGAAGGGCGACAAAGGATCTGTTGAAGCTCAAGGTAACAAGGGCGACAAGGGTGACAAGGGCGCTGATGGTATAATTGGTAGCGATGGTGCTGCTGGTGCTAAAGGCGAAAAAGGCGAGCCTGGTATTAAGGGCGAGAAGGGTGTCGATGGTGTCCTCGGTGGCGACGGTGCTAAGGGCGACAAAGGAGATACAGGCGCTACTATTTTTGATATTACCTTAGATACATTTACTGGTAACGGATCGAACACTCAATTCACATTATCGAAGACACCAAACGATGAAAATGCTACAATCGTTACAATTGGTGGTATTGTTCAGCACAAGTCTACATATTCTGTTACTGGTGCAAACTTGTTGTTCTCTGAAGCTCCTCCTACTGGCGAGCAGATAGAAGTAACAACACTTACTGGTGGCGGTAAAGGCGAAAAAGGCGAGCCCGGTAACTATGCTGGCAAGGGCGATAAAGGCGACAAAGGTTCTGTAGAAGCACAGGGCGTCAAGGGTGAGAAGGGTGACAAGGGAGATCCAAGCGCGTTTGCGTTGACGTTTGATACGTTTACAGGTAATGGATCTAATACTCAGTTCACTTTATCTACAACACCAATCGACGAAAACCATACTATTGTTACTATAAACGGTATAACACAGTTGAAGTCTGACTATGCTGTAAGTGGTGCAACATTAACGTTAGATAGTGCTTTACAAGTAGGCGATATATTAGATGTAACGACTATACGCGGTGGAGCAAAAGGTGAGCCTGGCACGTATGCTGGTAAAGGCGACAAAGGTGATACTGGAGCAACAGGTCAAAAGGGTGATACAGGTGCGGCTGCATCTTCGTCGGACGCAATTGTATTTTCAATAGTATTTGGAGGTTAATAAATGGCAACGCTTAATATAAAGTCGTTGAGTACGTTGAATGGTTCGAGCACTGGTAAAGTGCTTACCACAACATCGCAAGATATAATTACAACTACAACTTCGACGGTTAATAAGGTGAACCATTTGATGGTGACTAATATAACTGGTGCTTCAGCAAACGTGACTGTAGGGTACTACGACTCTGTTTCGGCAACTACAATATACTTGCTATACACTACTGCCGTACCAGCATATGCTGCTATTGATGTTCTCAATAAAGCCTTCTATTTAAAAGAAGGCGATAAGATTACTGCATTAGCTTCTGCTGGTACAACAATCCACCTTACAGCTAGCTGGGAGGCATTGGCTTAATGAGACGTGTTAACGGCAGCATTATTGGACCTCGAGCAAACGTTTCCGTTACGGGAGCTCAAGGAATCTACGGCGTCAATGAAGTCACGATGCAGTTGAATTCTGCCGCATGGGTTGGTGCTGGATATATTGTTAATTACTTGCTCGTTGGGGGAGGCGGTGGAGCGTCTGGAGGAACCGCAGCGGTCAACTACGGTGCTGGAGGTGCCGGAGGGGTTGCACGAGCTGGTACAATGACCGTAGGTATTGGTTACACATACGTTGCTACAGCCGGCGCAGGAGGAACAGCTCAAACGTTGACGCCTGGTGCTGGAGGTAACAGTACTCTTTCTGGCCCAAACATAACTACGATTACAGCTTATGGTGGTCTTGCTTCCAATAGCACATCTCTTTATGGAGCCAATAATGCAGATTATCTAGGTGGTACTACTCCTTCCGGACAATACCAAGTTGGTGGTGGCGCTGGAGCAGGCGGTAATGCACCATCAGGTTCAAATGGAGGACCTGGATATACGTGGGCTGCAGTTAATGGAGTCACGTATGGTGGCGGTGGTGGTGGCGGTAGTGCTGGTACTGGTGGTACCGGAGGCGGTGGTGCAGCCTCCACAAACGGTACCAATGGTTTAGGTGGTGGCGGTGGTGGCCAAGGATCTGGATCGAGTACCTCAGGAGGTTCGGGAGTTGTGATAATCGCTTATGCAGGCGCGCAGCGTGGTACAGGCGGCACAGTGTCCTCTGCTAACGGATTCACTATACACACATTCACATCGACGACAGCTAACAACTTTGTAGGCTAAGGAAATAAAATGACAACAACGAGAATAAAACCAAGCAACATTGACACTACTGCTAACTACACGTTCAATCGAGTTACAGTATCGACTGGTATTGCGGCTAACGGGTCGTTGGGGTCCAACACACAAGTATTAACATCGGATGCGTCAGGAAACAACTATTGGGCTCCGGGATTCACAACAGGAAAAGCAATAGCAATGTCTATTGTATTTGGGGGATAAAATGGCAGCACCTAATATAGTAAACGTAACAACGATCTACGGAAGAACTACTCCTTATACAGTTACAACGACTGCAGCAACGCTAGTGACTAACAGCGTTGCTAACTCCGTTTATAAAATCAATACTGTAATGGTGACTAATAACACAGGTACCGGTATTGGTGTTTATCTTGAATTTTACCGTAGTGCTACATCTTACCCAATTGCATATAATGTTATAGTTCCAGCACAATCTACAGTCGTATTGTTGGCAAAAGATACGGCAATATATCTTGAAGAAAGCGATACGTTAAGAATATATGGAGCAGCCACGGGGCTGATTGCAACCTGCTCTTATGAGGTAATCAGCTAATGACAAGGAAAAACGGTAGAGTTATTGGTGCTCTCAATGAGACAAATGGAATGCAAGCGTCTGGGGTATTCGACCTCAATGACATTAGCGCCATAGAAACAATTCAACGCCCTTCGTTAGAAATTTCTAATAACAGAACTAACGTGAGATGGGTAGATGGAGATGCTGATCCTTATTACGATAAGGTGTTTCTCCAATATACTGGCCTAGATGCAAACAACTGGATTTTAAAAGATTATTCTGCAAGCAATTGGCACGAAATGTTGGGACAGACCGCATATAACAAAACTCCGATGCCATCTCACTTTGGTCCGCGTTATACTGATTGGTGCACTGCATTCCACGAGGATGGTTACATAACGGTAACAGACACGACCGGTCTTCAATTTGGTGCTAACCCATTTACTATTGAGTTTTGGATCAAATTGCAACGTCAGGATGCAACGCAAAACTACGTTATGGGACGTGGAAATGCTGCAGCAACAACAGCTGGTACAGGGTGGACAGTATTAATCAACACATCGTATCAATTAGCATTCTACGATGCTGTCGGTAACCTTACTACGACGGGATCGACCGTTCTCAATAGAGATCAATGGTATCATGTTGCAATCGTTAGAAGTTCTACTGCCGCAAACGGCCTTGTAATATACATTGACGGTGCGGCCGTCGGTACTGGTACATGCGCAGCAACATTCTCTGATTCCAGTAGTTTGTATATTGGCCGAGATAGGGTAGCTACGGCTGGGACGTTCTTCGGGGGAAGAATAACCGACATTCGAATAAAAAATAGTGCGGTGTATTCAGCAGCGTTCACGAGGCCTTCTGCTGCTTTGGATATGACTGGATCGTTGTATTCCTTGAGTGTAACTTCATACAACCATCAAGTTGTGCCTGCTGTGCAACCTCAAACTAAAACCGTTACCATAAACAATAGTACGTGGAGAGATATTGATAGTCCATATCTTGCCAACACTGCTGCTATTATTACAGGGCACGGAGCAACTAGCATTTATAACGTCACCGATAACGGTTGGTTAAAGATGTATGATGCAAAGCCAAGCGTCACTAACATGCGTTTTGGTCTGAACGCATTTACCGTCGAAGCATGGGTTTACATAACAAACCAAGGTGGCGGCACATACGGCGGCATTATTGGCAAAGGCACAGGTAACGTTGGAGTAGCTGGTACAGGATGGAATTTCTGGATTAACAATACTACCATTGCATGGAGTGATGTGGGTACTACTCTTACAAGTAGCACTGTCGGTGATATGCGAGGAGGATGGCACCATATAGCAGCTGTCCGTGAAGGCACCGGCACGAACCAATTTAAAATGTATATTGATGGCGCTCTGGTTTATACAGGTACCGTTGCAACAAACTATTCAGGCACAGAAGAAACACGTTTGTTTTCTACGAGAACATCCGATTACTATTTGTGGGGGTATTGTTCAATGTTGCGTGTATCAAACAATGCAAGATACACAGCTGCGTTTACGTCTAGTCAGTCAATATTAGATACTGTCGGTACCGTGGATGCTAACACTGCGTTGTTGACATGCACATGCGGAACAGAGGAGTTAAGAGCTCACCACTTACACTACTTAAATACAGGCAAGGCAAGAAATATAGCGTCTTGGCGGCGTGAAAACGAAGTAAGATATGGGCAGCACCATCCTACAACCAGAACAGGATCTGGTTCTTTTTATTGTGTTGGTAACAATAACGAAAAGCTAATTGCAAACACTGCTAACAGTGATTGGAATTTTGGTACAGGCGATTTTAGTATTGAATTTTGGATAAAAAATAAGTGGGGGGGAGGGTTCGGAGGCTCGGCGGACATGAAGGTAATATTAGATGGCCGTAGCAACTTTAACGATACAGGCCTAGCAATTACTCACAACTGGACCTCGCGAAGCTTTTGTGTAATCACTGCTAACCGTCCTATACTAACCGATGATACAGTACAGTTCCAACGCCATATGTGGAATCACGTAGTGGTGCAACGCACTGCGGGTAATATGGCGTTGTATATGAACGGCCGAAAGGTACAGGAAGCTGCTTATGCTAACAGTATAGCAAACCAAGCCAAACTTTATATTTTCAACGGATCGTATCCAAACATACACTATAACAGTAGTCAAAGTGGCACTTGGATGAGTGATCTAAGAATTTTGAAGGGATCGAGTGCATACGGCGTATACACAGCAACGGGAAATACAAACCCGGATGCGATTAGAGTACCGACGTCTCCATTGACAGCAATATCTAATACAACGCTACTCACATTGAACAAACCCATATTGTGGGATTATTCAGGTAGAGGAAACATGGTAACGTGGCCTCGTGCCGATTATGGCACAGGAGGAGGATGGGACATCTACGCTTCTACAGAAACTCCTTATCAAGGAGTCGAGTACGACCGGACAGCTTTGATCCACGGAATAGTGCACGATAATTATTGCGGGCATAGTGGTTACGGTGTAGTGCACGATAGTAGTATTCAACAAGACACATCATTCATAACTCGAATGAGTGGTCCATGGACAATTGAAATGTTTGTGTACTGGCACAATAGCAACCCGAGCGCTCCAACAGCTTATGGTGAGTATGCGTACACTGCAACAAGTGCTGGCCATGAAGGATTTGATATTAGAATGGGATATGGCTCAGGTGCAGCTTCATACAATAACGTCAGCTTTGCGTTCTACACAGCTCATAACTCAGCTGTACAATGGCTAGTAACGTCTGACACTTCTAATACGACAATTCAGTCCCATAGTTGGAATCATATTGCTATTCAATATGACCCAACAAAAACCAACAAGATGGCTTTGTTTGTCAATGGATTCCGCAAGACAACTGCAGCTGCTTTTAGTGCTGGTCAAAAAGTATATAACACATACAAACTTTCTCAGTCTAATGCAGGTCAGGGTGGGTTGCGTATAAGCAAAACAGCAAGATACGACAACGACCAAGCAACATACACCATTCCGACGCGGAATTATTTGTTAGATGGAAATACAGTATTCCAAAGCACAATAGACAGTCCGTTCATGGAAAGAGCAATGAATAGCGGTATCTTCCACTATGGTGTGATGCCTAGTACAGAAGTTAAGAAGTTTGGTAATGGTAGTATTAAATTTACCAACAAAGAAAGCACCTTCGTCGACCGTATGTACTGCACCAATTACTATTGGGCTGTACGTGCAATGGATATTGAGCAAGCTGACGTGACGTTTGAGATGTGGGCGTGCTACATGGACGCAACTGCAGGTGGACGAGCAATAAATGCCAGCGGTAGCATATTGATGCACTGGACCAACTACCTACAGATTAGAGTAAACAGTTCAGGATATTGGGTGTGTGCTCAGTGTGACGGTACAACAGACAGACAAACCATTACGACGACTGTACTAGCTGCTACAAAAACTGGTGGTACAATGGATCATCTTGTTGTGCAACGCAAAGGTGGAAATTTCCAATTTTTTGTCAATGGAATACAACGTGGTGAGTTTTTTGGCAACAGCCCTGGAACAGTAACAGCAGGCGGGTTCACCGGAACCGATTATTATTCTCCCAATTTTTACAGCATAGATAATTTTCATATTGGTTGTGATTATAATCAAACTCAAGCAACAGCGTGGTGTGGATATATCCAAGATTTCCGTGCAACAAGAATAGCGCGCTATGACACTAAATTAGTTAACGGTGTAGCGACCATGGTGCACCGCGGTACTACGGCTCCAGCGCTACCAACAAGATTGTACCCTACTAAATAATTATATGAAAGCGCCAGACTACTCCCGATTTCCAACTAACCCTTCCAATGAAGATACCCACTCCCACATGGGGCGTGTATACACCTACGCGGAAGAACGTGAGATGTGGTTTTCGGAAGGAATTCCTGTTGACTTAGATCCAATCAATGCAGTCGATTATATCATTGATTATGTAAAGGATCCAAGAGAAGGAATTGGTAGAATAAGAGTGGTGTCTTTTAAACAAGATATACGAAACGACCTTAAAACCATAGAAGAATAAACAATGGTAACGAAGATTAAGCCACATGGCATAGACGCAACGCAAGATTTCATCTTTGATGATATTACTGCCAACACAGTAATCCTGAAAGGTATTTCCGCTAACGGCACTGCTGGTTCAAACGGCAACGTGCTGATGTCTAACGGTGCGGGCGTTTACTGGAGTACTATAGTTGGAGGATATGGCGATAAGGGTGACAAGGGCGATAAAGGCATTGATGGTATCATTGGTAGCAATGGTGCAAAAGGCGATAAGGGCGATAAGGGCGTCGATGGTACTATTGGTGTCAATGGTGCTAAAGGTGATAAAGGTGATACTGGCGCGACTGGCGTAAAAGGATCTATTGGTGACAAAGGTCAAAAGGGCGACGTCGAGCAACAAGGTAACAAAGGCGATAAGGGCGATAAGGGTCAAGATGGTTATCAAGGTTTTGATGGTCAAAAGGGTGAGCCAGGAACGCCGGGTGTATTAGATCTTACTCTCGATACGTTTATCGGCAATGGAACAAACACTCAATTCACATTATCAAAAACCCCTATATCTGAAAACTATACCGTTGTTGTTATCAACGGGGTCGTGCAATTAAAGAGTGACTATAGTATATCCGGCAATACTCTTATCTTTACTGACGCAGTATCAAACGGTGCTCCAATCGAAGTGCAAACGTTCGAGGGTGGCGCAAAAGGTGACAAGGGCGACGTTGGTCCTAAAGGAGAAGTTGGTGCTAAAGGATTGGATGGTACGTTAGGTGCCGACGGTGCTAAAGGTGAAAAGGGAGAACCAAACGGACCTAAAGGCGACAAAGGAGACATCGGTCCTAAGGGCGATGTTGGTATACCTGGATTCCAAGGTCTTCAGGGCGATAAAGGTAACAAGGGTGATGTAGGTGATAAGGGGAACAAAGGAGATATCAGCTCCATTAATCTCGCTGTCGATACATTTACTGGCAATGGTTCCAATACACAATTTACGTTATCTGCAACACCCGTCAATAAAAATTATACTGTTGCAGTACTCAATGGCGTCACGCAACTAAGATCAGAATATACGGTTGTTGGAAATATTATCACATTCAATGGAGCTATACCAAATGGAGCTCCGTTAGAAGTAACTTCTTACATTGGTGGTTCTAAAGGCGATAAGGGCGAAAAAGGAACTGATGGCGTAATTGGTAACGATGGTGCGCCAGGTGCTAAAGGCGACAAAGGCGATCCTAACGGTCCAAAAGGAGATAAGGGAGATCCAAGTACCGTTAAGGGCGATAAGGGCGATAAGGGATCTCAAGGCGATTCTATCAAAGGCGATAAAGGATCGCTAGGCGATAAAGGTCAAAAAGGCGATGCAAGCTCAATTGAGTTGGTGCTTGATTCGTTTGTAGGTAATGGATCAAATACTCAATTCACGTTGACCGCTGCTCCTGATAATGAAAATTACACTCTTGTTATAGTAAACGGTGTCACGCAATCTAAGACTGATTATTCGATAGTCGGCAATGTTATTACGTTCAATGAGCCAATAGCTAGCGGAGCTCCTTTTGAAATCACGACGTTCACTGGAGGATCTAAGGGAGAAAAGGGTGCGCCAGGCAACGTTGAAGCTCAAGGCAATAAAGGCGAAAAGGGAGATACTGGTGAAAAGGGTATCCCAGGTACCTATGCTGGTAAAGGCGATAAAGGTGACAAAGGCGAGCTAGGCACAAAAGGCGATCAAGGTTTTGGAGATAAGGGTGCCAAAGGAGAGCCAGGCACAGCAGCTGCAAAAGGAGACAAGGGAGATACTGGAGCAGCTGGAGCAGATGGTCCGGCTAACTTGTTTGATGTTACAATCAATAGCTTTACTGGCAACGGCTCGAATACGCAGTTCACTCTTTCTTCTACTCCTCTCGATAAGAACCACACAATAGTAACTGTGTACGGTGTCGTACAACATAAGATTACTTACTCGCTGTCGGGAAGCAACATTATTTTTACACAAGCTCCGCCAAACAACTCTTCTGTCGAAGTGCTTGTTATGCAAGGTGGCGCAAAAGGTGAGCCAGGAAATTATGCTGGTAAAGGCGATAAAGGTGATATTGGTCCAAAGGGTGATGTAGGTCCTTTAGGCAACAAAGGAGATATCGGCGACAAAGGAAGTAAAGGCGAGCCAAGTACTGTCAAAGGAGACAAGGGCGACCTCGGTTCCAAAGGCGATGTTGGAGTGACCGGAGCAAAAGGTCAAAAAGGAGATTTAGGAACAACTGGCGTAAAAGGCCAAAAAGGGGACGAAGGGACCAAGTACCTAACAATCACAAGAACTGGTAATATTACTACTCCTTATGCAGACAACGTGAGGTACTATCCTCCACAAAATATGAGTGTGTCTAGTGTATCTGCATCTGTTAGTACGGCTCCAAGCTCTGCTTTCACATTCCGAATCAATAAAAATGGAGCAAACGTTGGGGTATATACTATATCTTCTGGACAGTATTCGTTGTCAGCGACAGCGGCTTCGTTTACCGCAAACACCACAGATTACCTGACGGTGAGCTTCCTATCTGGTTCAACAACTGATGCACATATACAACTGAAGTATAATTTTGTGTAACATAAATAAAATATATGACAAAACAGCATTTTCAGACAATGTTTAACGCCACGGAAGGTTGCGTTTATAAGTTTGTGGGATCTGTCCCGCAGGATAAAATCCCATCCACGTTTATTACAAAATTGTTCTTTCAAACTGCAGAAACAGATAATATAAGCACCGTTGTAGTGAATGACGGTACAAATATGCTCCTTTACACAAGTCTCAATACTCCAATAAGCTCCTCAGCTAACTTCGAACTGTTGGAAACTTTAGCAGAGGTGCAATAATGTTAGCAAGATATAGACTGACGAGTATACCGACTATTAACGAGTTCATGAGCGACATTAATGGTATTGTCACTGGCACAATTACTTCGCCAGGCGGTTTGAGCACTCCGGCCCAATCGTTAACTACGTTTTACGGATCTTATACTGGAGGCCTGAGTCAAGTAAGCGCTAACTCTACCACGTACACATATTCCAAAGGTCATAATACTGAGTATCTTGGACACTATATTAGATTTACGTTCAATACTTCTGGGTTGTATCAAATACAGTTGGCAAGAGACGGCGATATCTATACAGAAGGGGTGCCTTTGGTAGATTCCTCAATTGAAGTTGTAGATATTCAGCCTGAAGTTTTTACAGACACGTATCCAAACGGCATTGACATTGTTGTCAATAACAAGATGGTATTCTTTTTTGCCCCAATGAGCAGTCGAACAGCTAATGGTCAAGCAATTGGGGTCGTCGATTTAGGCCACAGTGGTGTTACAAGAGATAACGATCTCAGTATGTTGATGGGCTTCCAAAAACTATCAACAGTATTGAATGATAACAGTGCGACAGCTGTACCGATGTTCTATACTGCTAATACTGGATCAATTCCTTACTCCTACAATTACGATACGCTATCTTACGGAAGTATTGGTACTGGGATAATGACTACAGGATCTAACCGTAAAGTTAAAACGAACGGCGATCTGATAGTAATTGAAAATCCAGTATACTCTGTATCTACAAGACATGGTTTTGCGTGTCAATTGATGTTTGGCGTGTATAAAATTCCTACTGGAACGTTCTCTGGAATACAAACATATCAAAACGCAGACGGATTGTACCGTCTAACATATTCAGACTTTTCTTTTCTCGTGGATTAAGCATGATAGTAACTTTCAACACAATGGCGAATACGAGTTCTGATCCTCATTCAGCCTACATGAATTTTTTGAGATGCGTTACCGCTATTGCTACAGCCGGTGCGGGAACAACTTCGCTGACAATTAACCCGTTTGTGTCTAACGGTGTAATTGACTCAACCAGAAATTGTATCACGAGCATTGATGCTAATCTGGAAGCAGGAGGATGGACGACAAGTAACTCCCACTTCATTCCGACTGGTAGTCCTGGTGGATGGGATGCTGCTATTATTACTGGATCGACTTTGCAAGGTGCATATAAAGCAGACTTCTATAATTCTTCTGGCAAGGGCGCATATCCTTACATGAAGCTGACTTTCCACTCTGCAGGTGGTAGTAGTGCTAGTACAATAAACGCATTGCAGTATGCAACACCTCGTGCCAAAGTAACAAATTTGACAAACGTTGCTAACACTTCGTTTTTGCAAGTAATGTGCACATTTGGATGCAGCAATACAACGGACTGGACAAACGTAAGTTATCAGCCTGTTGGCGGCAACACTGCTTATAACACAGGTACACAAACGACATCATTCACACTCAATGAAGCAGTTGTGTCGACTGCAAGCGTACCGACAGTGCCCGCTTTTGTTCCTCACAATCCTGGCGTCAAGTATAGAATGGCGGTAACTTCAGATTACTGTATCCTTTGGGAAGTTCCGATCAATAACAGTTACGCTAATAATTATAGTGGCGTAACAGGAACAAGCACTCTTATACCGTATGCAAGATTCGATTGGTCGTATGGTAAGTTATTGTATGCTGGTTTAAGAGAAACACAGCCATGGGAAGATGCGAAGAATAATAATCCACCGTGGGTAACTTTCTTAACTAACCACAGAGTAGCTAATACAAACTTACAATCGGCAACAGCACCAGGAATGGATAACGTCGTTGCTGCGTATATGACGACGTTGAATGATAGTGGCGTTGCATCGGCTAATGCTTCTGTGTATTTTTCAAACGATATTAATACAAAAAACTTCGTCACGTTTGATACATCATTGACAATAGTAGCTAATACGACAGTACAGACTGCTGGATATCCTTATCAAGATTATGCGCGCGCCCCTAACTACATCGCTTCGACAAATCTTGGTTTGCAAGTACCCCTTTACTATACAAGAGCTACTGGATATGGTTCAGGTACAGCTTCGGTGCCTGTAACAAATCAGTTGTATCCGCCTGCATATGATCCTGACACAGGATCGTTTGTTCCGCCAGCTGTGCCAATTGTAATAAGAAGACTAGCGTCTGGTACGTGGAATCCAGGTGGCGCTGTGCGTGGAATTTATAAGAGTTTGGATATGCCTATAGCATCGATGAAGAATTACTTTGCTGACAACCAGACGTTTACAATCGGCTACGATGATTATATGCCAGTTGTATTCAACGAAACAATGTATTTAATACGATACGCATAATATGGCAAGAATTTTACTAGAACGCACACAAGGATATCCGTTAGCTCCAACGCTATCTGGTAGTATTGTGCCTTCTACTGAAGACTTGTACCCAATTGTCGAATCTGAAATAGGGGCTAAGTTCACTGCTGTTCATATTATTAAACCTCCAACCGAGAAGTCTGGATACGGAGCTGGTACTGGCGGCGGAACGGGTGGTTCAAGTTCAGTGACCGTCTGGACGACGGGATAAAAATAAATATTACGGCAGAATAAATAATACGACTTAACGAGATCGCTTATGACAACAAAAATAAAATCATTTAACATCGACCCAAATACAGAGTTTGCCTTTAGCAATGTTACAGCAAATAGTGTAACGGTTAAGTCTATTGTGGCCAACGGTAGTGCTGGTTCGAATGGATATATCCTTGCTTCTGATGGAGCTAATGTCTTTTGGACAGAATCTACCAGCGCAGAAGTGATATGGACGTTCACTGCAAACGGTACTACTAACTGGGTTGTTTCAGGCCCTGGCGTAGTGACAGGAAACGCAAGTAACCCATCGCTATACGTTTATAGAGGATTGAAGTATCGACTAGTCAACTCGAGCGGTGCAACTAATCCTTTGCGCATCCGTGTCAGTAACGGTGGAGCCACTTTTGCAAACGGTGTTACTGGGGATGCAAACGGCACTCAATATTTTACTGTACCGTTGAATGCTCCTGCTTCTTTGTACTATCAGAGCGCAAACAATGCAAGTTTGGGTGGAACGATCTATGTCACTGATTTGGGCACAAAAGGAGACAAGGGCGATCCTGGTACTGCAACCGCAAAAGGCGACAAGGGCGATCAAGGTGGCACAGGTGCTTATAGTGTAACGTTCGACACATTTACAGGCAATGGAGCCAACTCTCAATTTACTCTCTCGACAACTCCGCTTGATGAGAATCATACAATTGTGATGGTTGGAGGCGTTGCACAGCTCAAGTCAACATATTCGGTTTCCGGAAAAACATTAACGTTAGGTGGACCTGTTGTTAATAATGCTGTAATTGAAGTTACAACATTAACAGCTCCACAAACAATTAGTCCATTCCTTTTCATTGGTATGAGTTAATATTTTGGAATCTATTAATACTCTGAGAGATTAAACGTGACGGCAATAAAAACCTCTAATAAAAAATGGAGTAACAAGAAAGTAACGCTTGCTCTTGCTACTAACAAGAAGACCTCTAATAAGAGGTTTTCAGCTTATGCTGATTTTGGTGGTGGAACAGTTGCTCCTCCTACTGGTGTCAATGTATTGGCAGGTGGTGTTTATTTTACAACTCCTGGAACATATACTTGGACGTGCCCGGCCGGAGTTACTTTAATCAGCGCTGTTGCTGTCGGTGGTGGCGGTGCTGGATGTAACGATCTTGGTGCTGGTGGCGGCGGAGCGCTAGCTTTCAGAAACGATATTCCTGTCACTC